TTGCGATTTCGCAATGAAGAAAGAAGACTATGTTGCTCGTGTATACAGCCCAATTGATGGAACACAGGCTTTAACTGACTGGCAGGCTCGTTTCTATGGACCTAAGGATTCCAAAGGTAATGACAATGCTGAGCGTGTTACAAAGTCTGCTTCTCCATACGAAGTTGATTCTACAGACGACCCATTCAAGGTTGCTGGAAATTATAATAAGCCAAAGTTTATGCCACAGGGCACAAGAATGGTTCCACGTCTATTTAAGATTAATATTGGCGACATTTGGACAACAAATACAATTAAGGCTGAACCAGGCAGTTTAAAGGTTGGCGATATGCTTACACCAGATACTGATGGTTACCTTAAAGTTGGTGAAGGCGCAGATGCTCTCCACCCAACAATGCAGGTTGTTAAGGTTTATACAATGCCTGACATGCAGCCAGGTGTTAAGGTTATGCGCGTTAAGTAATAGAAAGGGGTAAGGGAAATGTTAGATAAGAAAAATTTCATTACATTAGCAAAAACTGTTGCTAAGGCTGATCCTAAAGCTCCTAAAGCGTATAGCTACAATGGACAGGATTTCAGTTATTCTGAGTTAAATGAAACTCTACGTAGAGAGTTCCAGGAAATCGCTGGCACATATGCTCTCTATCGTGAAAATAAGAACCTTGTATTCTCTATTATCGAAGAAACATTAACAGATGTTCTTCCTCAGAGAGTGGTTCAGAACTACGGTCAGTTTGCAGAAGTTAAGACTTTTGCGCAGGGCGATCGTCCAATGTTCCGTAGAAAGATTGATGGCACAAATCGTGCTAAGCAGTTCATTACAAGAGTAGGACTTGCTGGTAATTATGAAGTCTTCAAGCTTGCTAAGGGTTCTGAAAGCTTCGAAGTTCCTACAAGTGCTATTGGCGGAGCTGCACAGATCGGATTTGAAGAATTCCTTGATGGTCGTGCTGATTTTGCTGAACTTGTTAATATCGTCATGGAAGGTATGGATGATCTTATCTATGAGGAAATTGGCAAGGCTCTTGAGGGTGCTATTAATCAGCTCCCAGCTATGAACCGTGTTGTTACCAATGGCTTTGATGCAGCTTCTTTCGACGAACTCGTTCGTCTTGCTGAAAGCTATGGTAATGTAACAATTTACTGCACAAATGAATTTGCAGTTAAGATGATTCCTCAGGAAGCTTGGAGATACACAGAAGCAATGAAGGATGAACTTTACAGAACAGGTCGTCTAAGTGGCTATCGTGATAAGAATGTTGTTATTCTTCCAAATGCTTACAAGGATGTTATTGCAGGTAAGGAAAAGGTTATTGATCCTTCCTTCTGCTGGATTATCCCATCTGGCGCAGACATGAAGCCAGTTAAGGTTGCATTTGAAGGCGACACATTAGTTGATGAACGCGCAAATCGTGACTGGAGTCGTGAAATCCAGGTTTACAAGAAGGTTGGCGTTATCTGCATGATGAACAACGCTATCTGCGTCTATAAGGATACATCTCTCTCTAAGGAAGGTGCATTCCAGTTAGCTGACACAGTTAAGAATGTCGTTGTTGTAGATGATGGCGAAACACAAAGTATCTAATAATAGATAGACTAAAGATAAAGGGGAGTTAGGGGTAAATCCCCTCTCCCCTTATTTTCATTAAATGGAGAAAAAGGAGATATTTGATAAAATGGCAGATTATGTAACAGTTGAAAATCGGAGTGCTGGTAAAATTGTTTATCAGATTCCAGATAGACATATTCGTAGAGAACTTGCTCCAAGACAAACACTTAGAGTGCCAAAAGAAGAAATTGAAGCGCTAGCTTATACTGCTGGTGGATTAGACTTAATCAGAAACCACCTCTTGGTAAAAGATGAACAGATTCTAGATGAATTAAATATTCATAGAGAACCTGAATATTATATGAATGCTGATAACGTCGCTGCTTTAATTAAAACTGGTTCTATGGATGAGTTCTTAGATGCGTTAGATTTCGCACCAGAAGGTGTAATTGATATGATTAAAGATCTTAGTGTTCAAATTCCTTTAAATGATTTTAGTAAACGTCAGGCTTTGAAAGCAAAGACTGGGTTTGATGTTGATGCGGCAATTGCGCATGATGTAGAAAACAGAACACCAGAGGACGGAGAAGCAGTTGCGCCAAAAGAAGAGAAGGTGCGCCGGGTTCAGAAAACCACTGGCCGCAGAACTTCTGGTGCCAAAGTAATTAAGAAAACTGCAGAATAATAATAACGGAGAAAGGAGAGTATATTATGGGAACGCAGTTCACAGATATATATAATCGCTTTCTTGGTAAAATCACAGATGATATGTACATGGAATTAACTCCAGAAGACACAATAAGGGACTTACGGTCCCTTTTAATTGATGCAATTCCTGGATTTGAGTTTCCTCGTAAAAGATTAGATGACTATTCTATTGAAACTTTGGTAATCAGAGAAGACTTAGTTCAGGAGGGGGATTTTGTCATCGGAGTTGTGTGAAACTCTCCTGATGGTGAAGAAAACGAGGGAATTCCAGATGTATATGTCGAACGCTCGCATTTTGATGCAGATTTAACGAGTGAAGAGATTAATATTCTTGCATTGTTAATGATGTGTGCTTGGCTGCAACGACAAGTCACATCTATTGAAAATACTCGCATGAAGTATAGCGGCTCAGATTTTAAAATGACTTCACAAGCGAATCATCTTGCCAAATTATTAAATTTATTAACAGAATGTCAAAGACAATCTTTCCACATGCAGCGTTTATATAAACGTAGACGCACAAATGATGAAGGGTATATTGAATCTAACTGGGATGTATTTAGAAATGGCATCTACGGTGACTACAAAGTATAGCTTTGAAATACCTGTAGAGAGTCTTAAGTCAGATATAAACAGACTTACAAACCAGTTATGGAAATTAATACCCATGCGAGAAAATGAGGAAAATTGATTAGAACAGTTAAATAGTGTTTTAATTGAGATTTCTGGATTGGGGGAAATCTTTAATTCTAATGAAAAGTTTTTAATCTTGTTAAGTAAACTTGAAGGATTAAGGATTACAGAAATTGAATTTACTACATATAGAAAAACTGTGTTTGAATCAATTTCTTTGTTAAGGGAGATTTTAAATGACTAATTCTCAATTTGGTGGAATAAATTTAATGGCAAAAAGATTGAATTTGCGCGGAGGGCAGCCGCAGCAGAATAGAATGATAAAAGACAAAAGATGGACATTAGATCATGCTACAAAATATTCTTATCAAGCCGCAAAGATTAGACACACTGATGCGGAAGATAAGGAAGAAGCGCCATCTTTAATTAATCCTGATAAAACAAAACAGGATTATGATGACAAGATACTCTCTGTTGGATATGAATATAGGTATAAACCAGGAGATGTATTCGATTGGATGAATACTGGCACTAAATGAATTATTTATTTACAAGATTTAACTGAATTGGCTTATTTTAGAGGAGAGATTAGGCGTTGTAATTATACTGTCTCTTGGCTAGATGAAGACGGGAATGAGCATATGCAGTATCTTGCGGTTAGAGGACCAGTAGAAACAAAAATTAATTATATTCAGAAAAGTGGTATAAGTGTTGATACGCCGAACCATTCATTAAATATCCTTATGACTAAAACTCCAGAGGCTTTAAAATATTTTAGAAGATATTCTAAATTTTATCTTAAAGGGATTGAAGAAGAAGATAAAAATATTTGTTGAAGAGTTGAGGCAAATGATAGTATTAGTATGCCGGGTATTTTACAGGTTGTTGCTGTTGAATACTTCGCGAATGAAACCAAAGATGATATGGATAATTCATTAGTTGATGGACTTGTAATGAAACCTGTTGATCCTAATGAAGAAGCTGGTATTGATAATTTAATTCAAGGAGAAACATTTATTAAGCCAAAAGTTGAATATAGTTATTTTTATAGAGGTAAGGAGACTGCGCAATGGACTATTGAGGGAAAAGCTCCAGTGCAAATTGTTTCACAAACTAATAAGAAAGTTACTTTAAAGTGAATTTCTAATTATCATGGGCAGTTTGTATTGAAGCATGGAAGTGATTCTTCAAAGACAATTGTTGCAGAATCATTATTCTAAAGGAGAAAATGGAGTATTATGATAATTAAGAACTATACAATACCACATTCTTCGTTTATGGCGGTTGAGAAGGATTTAGATATCATTACAACTTGAATGATGAAGAATAAAAATTTGTGTAAAATGTTATATTACACAGATCGAGATGCATTGGATAGACCTAATTTAACCGAAGAACAACGATTAGGAATGTTTGGAAAGCAGATTAAGATTGTTCCTAAAATTTATGTAGATGGCAGTGTACTGGCGTATGTTATTATTAGTTTTGATAATTTTACCCCAAGCTCCAGTCCGCAGTTTAGGGATAATGTAATTACTTTTGATATTATATGTCATTTTGATCAATGGCATTTAAAAGATTTCCAATTACGTCCATATCGTATTGCTGCGGAAATTGACTCAATGTTTAATGAGCAGCATCTTACGGGAATTGGTGAATTGCATTTTTTAGGAGCTAGTCAAATTATTCTTAACGATGAATTTGCTGGTTTAACCTTAATGTATGAAGCTATTCATGGTGGAGAAGATAAAAAATCTACGCCTAATCCAGATGATGAAGATAAGCGCATTGCTGACTTTAATGAATTATTTGAACAGAATTATAAGAAATAATGAAAGACATAGACCTTGCATTATTTACTGGGGTGGATATTCCAGTACCAGAATGCGGAATTATTGTTCATCAACCAACGATTAAAGAAATATCTATGATTGGCGAAAAACAGTTTTTAACTGGCGCACAAATGTTATGCATAGATAAGGATAGCTTGAAACAGGACGGAAAAGATTTATCAAATACTTCCAATTTTCAAGTATTTATGACAATAATAAGTGCCGAGGAGATGAAAGAAACTAAAGCGGCAATAATTGAAGCAATGTCTTTAATTGTACCTAATAGTAAGATTACTTTCACTCCAAGGTCATTATTGTTAAATTATAATGGTACAAACATCATTATAGATGAAGGAAATTTTGAATATTTCCAAGATATTTTACGGCAAGTTTTTTGTTTGAAGAAGAAAGAAGAAGAGTTTAATCCAGCTAATGCGGCAGCTGCGCAAATAGCAGAAAAAATTAAAAAAGGTCGTCAGAAAGTAGCTCGGCTGAAAGGCGACGATGTAGGTAGTATATATGCAAGATATATATCAGCATTGGCTATTGGATTACATCTTCCATTAGATAGTTTAATAAACTATACTATATATCAAATTCAAGATCTTTTGGAAAGATTCTCTCTTTGAACAAGTTGAGACATTGATATTCGGTCTAGACTTGCTGGGGCAGATGCTAAAGGCAAGCCTGAAGATTGAATGAGAAATATCCATAAAGATTAATTTAAGAAGGAGGAAAAAGCCCATGAAATATGGTGTTCGTGACGTAGTTGATGTTGTGTTAAGAGCTAAGGGCACAATGGATCTAGGTAACAAGCGTTTTTATAAGAATGAACCTGTACTATATTTTGATACGCTAACTACTTCAACATTAGAAGGTGCTTCCACAACTGTTTATGCACAAGGTGGTAAAGGTAATGCTCGTTTAATGGCTTGGGAAGGTGAAAGAACTGTCACCTTCACAATGGAAGATGCTTTAATCTCTCCAGAAGGATTAGCTATTTTAACAGGTGCTGGCTTAATTGAAGCTTCTAATGAAAAGCCAATTTATCAGCATATTGTTGAAGCAACAGATGATTATAGCGTTGACGGAGATGTTTTAACGCTATTTGTTGATAAAGAGCCATTCTTACCTGCTCCTGTTGCTGAAGGTGCAGTTGAAAATGAAAACTATGCTTGTGTAATGTTCACAAAAGATGGTGAAGTTGTTTCTGAGCCTTATATCGTTAGCCAGATTGCAGAAGATGGTGGTGTTGCATTCGAGAATGGAATGTATGCTGCTGTTGAAAAGGATGAATCTGGTAAGTATAAGATGCTTGTTAAAACACATGCTTGCAACTTCGGTGAAGAATTAGATTGCCATGATGATGGTGATCATACATATCATGCAGATGACCTCGCCACAGATAAGGCAAAGGCAAATGGTATTCTTGTTGATTATTATACTCCAGTTCGTTCTGGTGCTAAGCAGATTGAAATTGATGCTGAGAAGTTTGCTGGTTCTTACTACCTAGAAGGTTCTACTCTATGGAGAGACACAAATGGCGTTGACCATCCAGCAGAATTCATTATTCCTAACTGCAAGATTCAGTCTAACTTCACATTTACAATGGCTGCTACTGGTGATCCATCTACATTCACATTCACAATGGATGCGTTCCCAGGTTACACAAGATTTGACAAGACTCATAAGGTCTTTGCTATGATCCAGATTATGGAAGGTCAGACAGCTGCTTCTGATGCTAATAATGATCTACACCGTGGTCGCACATGGCATGCTGCAGATCTTGCTGCCCTTGAAGGTGAAGGTGGAGCTGCTGATAACCACGATAATTAGTAGAGGTATAGACTATGTTTTCTCACTCTGGTAAAAGAAAGAGAGTAGCCAAACCAGCTACTGTTACCATTATTAAGCCTGACGAGAAAAAAGTTAGTGTAGTGAAACCTGCTTTAGATTTAACTAAAGCTAAAATTACTATCATTAAACCAGAGCCAGGTTTAAAGGTCATGGTTGAAGAAAATGAAGGGGAAGACTAAGGTCTTCCCCTTTTTTATTTTAGGCAAAGGTGTTTTCATTTATGAATATAATGGTAAAATTAATAGAAAATGTTGCAAAAGATGTTGAAAATGAAGCGCTTAAAAATGCAGGCGAAGAGATTGCAGAAGATGTTGTCTCTATATCAGAAGAAGAGTTTTTTGAAACTACTTTAAATTATATAAAAGAAAACGGAGCTAACTTTTCTATTATTAAGAAGGAAATACAAAAATTTTTAAATAAATTAGAAGATTATGATAATTCTCCTTCAAAAGGAGGGTCTTCTATAGAAATGATTACTAGAAACTTAGAGTTAAAAAAAGAGTTTATTTATAAAGATTTCTTTAATATTCAGAATTTAATTAATAATTTTTTGGGACAAGATATTGTAATGACATATGTTCATATTGATGAATCTGGGAGACGAGAAATTAGAATAAGCGATAATAATATAGAACATCTTGCTGTTACAGAGGGCCAAAGATGGCCAAATGGTCCAAAATACGCTAAATTAACTTATGTAGTTGAAGATCATTATGAAAAATTAAAAAATGAGTTACCAGAAGAAGAAAATGAACATTTACAAATTACTGCAAGTGAAGTTGATAAACGATATAAAGAACACAGAAGAAAAGTTCTATGAGAATGAGTCCCTTCATCTTGAAAAGGTTATCAATTAAGTAATATGGGTCCTATTAATGAAGCATATGTAAATATGTATGTTCATAATATAAAATTAACTAGCCCTTTGGAAAAAGACATAAATGATTTTATGTTAGATACTTCATATGGTGCAATTAAAGCTGATGCAACAAGAGGCTTTTTAATAGGTGATGTTTCTAATGGAACAACTCAATATGCTGTAAAAGGAATATTTGGCTCTCCTCAAGGAACAAAAGAAGTTATTAAAGCATTTAAAACAATGGCCGAAGATAATTTTTCAGAAGAATCTTTTGCTGCTTTTATTAAACAATTTACTTATGATGAATTACATAGAGGATATAAGCCACAAATAAAAGAATTAACTCAAAAAAGTATTAATGCTACTGCAAGATTTATGTCTAATGCTTAAAAAATTTTTGTTATAATATAAGAGAAAAAGGAGGTCATTTTATATGGCAAAACTTTATTATGTATATATGCATAATAATAAAATTAATAATAAAAAATATGTAGGACAAACTTGTAATATAAAAAAAAGATGAGAATATAATGGATGCCATTATGAAAACTCCTTTAAATTTTATAAGGCTTTAATTAAATATGGTTGAAATAATTTTGATCATATTATATTAAAAGAAAATTTATCTTTAGAAGAGGCTAATTTTTGAGAATCTTATTATATTAATTATTATAATTCTATTGAAAATGGTTATAATATAAGAACAGGAGGTTCTTGTGGTAATTTATCAGAAGAACAAAAAGAGAAAATTAAAAAATCAAATAAACAAACTTGATTAAAAAAGATAGAAAAAATAGGTAAAGATAATTATATAAAACAATATAGAAATGCTCAACAAGATATTACTTCTAAAAAAGTAATATGTGTAGAAACTCAAAAAATTTATAATTCTATTTCTGAAGCATCGAGAGAAACTCATATTGCATTAAGTAATATATCGCGTGTCTGCAGAGGAGAAAGAAAATCTGCAGGAAAAGATTCTATTTCAGGTCAAAAATTGACTTGGAAATTTTATAATGAGAAAAAGGAGGAAAAATAAGTATGGGACGTCCAACTTATGCAAGATTAAAACTATCTTCTGAAATTGCTCCAAAAGAATTAGAGTGGGGTGAACAGAAAATTGAAATTAAACAATATTTACCAATTCAAGATAAACTTACTTTTATTGGTGATGTATTAAATGCGGCCGCAGATGAAAATCGCTTTTATGCGCAAGGAAAAGTAGATATGTTTTTTGCTCTTAAAGTAATTGAAGTATATACTAATTTATCAATTACAGATAAGCAAAAAGAAACTCCTGCTAAATTGTACGATGATATCAAGGCTTCTGGCTTTTATGATGCTGTTATCGCGCGAATTCCTGACAAAGAAATTGATTATCTTTACGATTTGGTTTGCGCGACAGAAGAACAGGTTTATAAGTACCAGAATTCTGCTTATGGAATTATGGATGCTATGAATACTGATTATAATAATTTAAATTTTGATATTGAAAAACTTACCAAAGAAATTGGTAATAGAGAGAATGCGCAGTTTCTTGACGAAGTATTAACCAAACTTGGTTAATTAATCTACTAACTTCTTAAAGTATAAAGAAGAATAGACATATTAAGACCCTACGAGGATTTTATTTCTTCGTAGGGTTATTTTTTATATTAGGAGAGAAAGGAGCGGAAATATGCCAAAACAGATAAATGTTAAGCTGGGGTTTGAGGCTGATACCAGTCAAGCTAAAAAGCAGATACAAGATTTGCAAAAATCATTAGATAGCTTAATGACTGGTTCAACAAAAAATACCGCTTTAGGAGATTTTTCTAAAGGAATGGTTGAAGCTCAACAGTCAGCGGTAAAGTTAAAGTCTATTTTAGGCGAATCAATGAATGTTGATACTGGACGTTTAGACTTAGTAAAGTTTAATCAGCAGTTACAAGACTCTGGATTAACTTTAAGCAAGCTTGGCTCGCAATTATCTTCATTAGGTCCAGAAGGTAAACAAGCTTTTTTAAGTTTAGCAGATAGTATCGTTACCGCTCAAAAACCGATAGTAGAAACTAATAAGCTGTTAGATGGAATGTGAACAGCTTTAAAAAATACTGCAAGATGGCAATTATCTAGTAGTATCCTACACGGTTTTATGAGTTCATTACAGGGCGCATATGGATACGCTCAAGATTTAAATGCTTCATTAAATAGTATTAGAATAGTTTCTGGTCAATCTGTTGAGCAGATGGCAAAGTTTGCGGATCAGGCTAACCGGTCGGCACAAGCGCTTAGTACAAGTACATTGGCATATACTGATGCTGCTTTAATTTTCTATCAACAGGGTTTGACTGGTGATCAAGTTACAGAACGTACTGATACTGTATTAAAATTATCTAATGTAACTGGAGATAGTGCTGAACAAGTTTCTAGTTATATGACAGCTATTTGAAATAACTTTTATAATGGAAGTGAATCATTAGAATCATTTGCTGATAAGATTGCGGCACTTGGTGCAGCAACAGCGTCTAGCTCTGCTGAAATCGCAGCCGGTTTACAGCAATTTGCATCTATTGGAAGTACTGTCGGTTTGAGTTATGATTATGCGGCAACAGCATTGGCTACAATTGTTGCGCAAACACGTCAGTCGGAATCTACTGTTGGTAATGGTTTAAGAACAATCTTTGCTAGATTGTCAAGTTTATCGCAAGGTGATGAAACTGAAGATGGTGTTGATTTAACTAAATATACGAAAGCATTAAATGAAGTTGGCGTAAACGTATTAGATCAAAATGGTCAATTAAAAGAGATGGATTCTATTCTTAATGATATTGGTGAAAAATGAAATACATTAAGTAAGAATCAACAAGTTGCTTTAGCACAAACTGTTGGTGGTGTTAGACAATATGCTACATTAATTGCTCTATTTGATAATTGAGATCAATTTCAGAAAAATTTAGTTGTGACTCAAGGTGCAGAAGGCACATTACAAGAACAAGCAGATATTTATGCTGAAAGTTGAGAAGCTGCACGTAAAAGAGTCCAAGCTGCTTGGCAAGCAATTTATCAAGATTTAATTGATGATAAATTTTTTATTAATATTTTAAATGGGCTTGCTGAAATTCTAAAAGGTGTTGATTATTTAATTGATCGTATTGGTGGATTAAAGGGTGTATTGGCTACTGTTGGGATTGCAGTTACTCAATTATTTAGTAAGCAAATAGAAACTGGAATTAAAAATACTGTTACAAATTTAAATAAAATATTTTATGGAGATAAAATTCAAGCAGCATTGGCTCAACAGGCTGAGAAGGCAGCAAAAGAGCAATTAACATATAAAAAAGAAGATGTTGCAAATGATACGATTATAGAAAATCAAATTCTACAAATTGAATTAAATGAAAAAATTCGTCAAAGAAAACTTCAAATAAATGATGCGGATAAAGAATATTATCAATCATTATTAAAAATTTCTGGAGAATTAGCTAAACAAAATGCTTTATTAGCAGATCGTCAATTAGCTTCTAATAAAGAGTTGGCTGATGTAGAAGAGGGAATGCTTTATAAATTATATAATTCGCCAAATTTATATAATAATAATGATGAACATAAAAAGATAGAAGATGCATGAGTTAAGATCTTAAATAATCAAGACAATAAATTTGATGAAAAAGTAAAATTTACTCTTAATGAAAATGGAGAGTTAGATCCAGCTGGTTTAAAAAGTGCAATTGATTATTTAAAACAATATAATCAACAAGTTAAATATACTGATGAAGAATTAAAAAAATTAATTCAAACAAGAAGAGAGAATCTTTCGTTGACAAAATTAACTGGTGAAGAAGCTCAAAAACAAGCAGTATTTGATGCAGCTATTACAGCAATAATTGGTCAAGGAGTAAATTCAGAAGAAGCTTATGTTCAAGCTATTCAAGATAGAATAAATGCTTTAGCCCAAGAGAGTGGAATAAATGCAGAAAGGTTACAAGCAATTGAACAAGATGCTCAAAAAACAGATGCTCAAACAGAAAATTATTCTGAACAAGAAAAGCAAATTCTTAATTTAATTAAAGCAAAGCAAGCTTTAAATAATGAAGATGAAAACGGAGAGCTTCATCAATATATTAAGAAAAAAACAGATCCAAATCCAGAACAAAATTCTTCTAGAATAGGAATTCAGATTAATACTGATAATATTGTTAAAGCTGCACAAGGAATTTCTCAAATAACAATGGGAATAAGTGGTTTAACAACTGCTATTAAAACTTTTGGAGATAAAAGTATCCCAGTTACAGAAAGATTTACTAATGGAATAATGTCAGCAACAATGGCATTACCTGGCTTAATAACAGGAATTTCTTCTCTTGCTGCAGTTTTGGGCATTAGCATTGGGTGAATGACTGCTATTGTGGCCGCAGTTATGGGGTTAATTTGAGCTTTTAAAGAATTGCAAAAAAATACTCCCGAAGGACGACTCGTTGAGCTAAATAATAAATTAGATGAACAAAAGCAAAAAGTTGCTGAATTAAAATCAGAATATGACAAGCTATCTTCTGCTTTAGGTAATTATAAAAATAAATTAGAAGAAATTAATAAATTAGAAGGTCCTCAAAAAGCTGCCGCAATTGCTGAATATAATGCAGAAGTATTAGAATTGATTCAATCTTTAGATAACTATCAAGATATTATTGGTAATATTAAATTTACTAAAGATGGCTTAATTGATTTATCAGAAGATGATATTACAAATCTTTTAAATGCTAAATCTATTCAATATGTTAATGAACAATTAGAAACAACGCAAACTAAAATTGAAACATTAAAAGGTCAATTGGATGTAGATAATTCTAAATATGATGGTTTAAAAATTTATACTGGGTCTAGTATACCTTTAGATCAATACTTAGAAGATGCTTATGCTTCAGAAAATGTTTTACCTGGTCAAGAGGTTACAACATTAGTTAGAGAAATTTTTGCTAAAAATGGATTGACTTCAACATCTTCGGAGCAAGAGCAAAGAAAAGCTTTAGAAGAAGATGACCGAATAAATAGCGAAGATATTGATCATATTATTTCTGCTATTGAAAGAATTTCTCAGAATGAAGAAGGTAGAAAAAAATTTGATGATTATTCTAATGCAGCAAAGACTCAAGCTCAAATTGATGCACAGACTGAGAGTAATTATAGATTAGCTTTATCTCCTAGTGAAGAATTTGGGAATTTAACAGATGAAAGTCAACAGCAAGTTTTATCTGCTTTAAATGAAATTGATATAGATGGATTAATAGAATTATATAGTATTTTAACAAAAAATCCTGATATACCTTTAATAGATGCTTTAAAACAAATTGGAGCTGAGGTAGATAATTTAAATCTTAAGATAGATGAAGAAGAACTAGGTCATCATTTACCTTTAAATATTAATGCAGATGATTTGCAAGCTTTTTCTGGTTCAACAGAAGAGTTAGAAAAAGAAGTATATGATTTATCTGATTATTTATATAAAAATGTTGAATTAATTGATGAATTAGATAATAGTTTAGTTAATTGCAAAGAAGGCGTTGATGAAATTGCTTATTCTATTATTAGATTTGATGATGCTATTCAAGATGTATCTGAGAATTATGATAAATGAATGGATAGCTTAAATTCTGATGCTTGACAAGATGTTCAACAGGCTTGTAATGAATTAAAGAAAGCATATGGTAACTTATTAGATATTGATGGATCTCAATTGTCTGAAACATTTTTAAAAGATACAGAGAATCTTAATTTAATGAATCAAGCTATTCAAGGAAATATAGATTCTTATGATGAATTAGTTAGTAGAGCAGGTGTAGATTGGTTAAAAGTTAATTTACATATAGCAGATGATGCAGCTAATACTTTAGTTAATGAATTTAATAGTATTGTTGATCAAATTTATCCTAATTTTAGAGATTTGCCAGCACATGCAAGTTTAGATAATGCTGATTTTATTGCAAGTTTGGAAGAAATGCTTAATGCTACAAATATGACTGTCGCTCAAGCTCAGGAGTGATTGGCTAATATGGGTATTGATGCAGAAGTAGTAGAAGATAAGAATAGAACAAGAGATACTAAAGAACTCGTTGGTGCTGTTCCAGAAGAAGCTGGAACGCAGACTTTGAGTGGCGGAATATCACAAACTAGCGGTGTATTTAAAGAGATGGCTTTGGATGGAGCTTTTAGTTATGAAGTTCCTGGATTTAGAATGACGCCACAAAAAGAAAAAGAAACGGAAGAAAAAGAAAATACTGCTTTTGCTTTAAAGATTAAAACTGCTAAAAAATCTGCCGGTGGTAATATTAAATATAAAAACAGTTCCCATGGTGGAGGTGCTAATGGTGCTGGTAATACTCGTGGTTCTGGCGGTGGTGGAGGTGGTTCCTCTAAACCTAAAAAGAAAACCGTTAAAGAACATAAAAAACCAGAAAAGAAAGAAGACCGTTACCATGATATTAAAGAGCGTATTGAGGATTTAAATACAGAACTCAAGCGCTTAGAAAAAACTGAAAGTAGAGTATACGGTAAGGCAAAACTCAAGTATATGGATCAAGAAATTGAAAAACTTGAGAAACAAATTGAGCTTACTGATGAATATATAACAGAAATTAAAAAATATGCGGCAACAGATCAGGCTAACCTTCGTGGCATTAATATGGGGGCTACATTTGATGAAAATGGGCGTCTTAATAATTATGAACAAGTATTAGCAAATATTGTTGCAGATTATAACAACGCTATTGCTGCTTATAATAGTGAAGTAGATGTATTTAATGCTGGTGCGCAAGAAGAGGAAGATAATTCACGACTTGAAGCCGCGGATAAAGCAGTAAATAAAGCTAAAGAGCTTTATGACGAACGTTTAAAAATTCTTGATCAATACGAAGATACTTATAATCTTCTCCAACAGAAGATGGATGAGCGTATTGACCAAGTATGAGAATTATTCGATCAACGTCTAGAAAAAATTACTTGACAAGTTGAATTTGAGTTAGATTGGAACGAAAAAGAACTGACTCACTTTGATTGAATATTAAAATATATTGGCAAAGATGCTGACCATGCTGCTGATGCCATTGCTAATCTTAGCCAACAAATGGGTGTTTATGAAGATAGTCTTAACTGGGCAAAAGCTGGTATTAGTGAAATCTTCAACTTGCATGGAATTGATTTTGACTTTGATAATGTAGATCCACAAGCATTATATGATCAATTGGCTGATTTCATGAATCAACAAAGTCTTGAATCTCAACTTACTGAGAAAGAAGCAGAAGCATTATTGTCTTATATGGATGCAATGCGAGATGCTTATGATGGAATGTATGATGCTTGAATTGACGCACATGATCATATGATGAAGGCATGAGATGAATGACAAGAAAGATTACAAAATGGTCTTAATGATATAGCTCAATATGGTCAAGAACTTGAAGGTATCCAAAAGATTGTTGAATTAACTGGGCGTAAAATGTTGAAGATGACAACACAGGATATCAATCGTATGAATCAAGCGTTAGTTGTCAATTCACAAGAGTATTTACGTGCGGCCACAGCGCGCAGAGATGCACTAGAACCAGAAGTTCTAGCGGCTGAAAAGCATTTACAAGAACTTATTGCTGGCGGAGCTAGTGAAGAAGCTATTAATCTTGCGCAAGAAGAATATCGTACAATGATGGAAGATTGGCAAGATGCTACTAATGAATGGTATGATGCATTTGCTAATGCATTACAGGCTGGTGAAGATGCATTTGAATCATTCATTGAAAATAGTACCAAAGACTACAAAGAAGGCTTTGGTAAGATGGATCTTGACTACATGCAAGAACAATTTGATCGCCAGAAAAAAGTTAGAGATTTATATCTTGACGATTATCAAAAATATCATGAATTAAATAAAACGGCACAAGAACTTAATAAAAGTTTAGCAAATACTAATAATAGTGTAATTCGTGATAAAATGCTTGAATTACAAGATGATATGAATGCAGCAATGGAAACTGGCGTTCAAATTTCATCAGCGCAAGCTGAAATATATGCGCGCAGAGTTGCTTTATTACAGGCAGAAGCTGAACTTTTGGATGCGCAAAATGCCAAGAGCGCAGTTAGAATGACTCGTGATAATGAAGGTAATTTCAGTTATACATACACTGCCGATCAGGAACAAATTGGTGAAGCACAGGATAATTATGGAGATAAATTCTATGAACTTCTGGATTTTGAGCGTAATTATGCAGATCAAATTCAAGAAGAAATGTTACAATCATTCCAAGATTTTATTGATCGAAGAAATGAAATAGCAGAATTATATAAAGATGATCAAGATGCATATAATCAAGCTATGGAAGATTTACAAGAAGAATATCTTGCTTATATGGATTATTATGCCGGCGAACTTGATATGGATTTATATGAAATGCAAAGATTGCGTGATGAGGATTGACTCGATTTTGAAAATATTACAAAATTAAAACTTGCCGAACATAATGATTTTATCACTTCTTTTGAAGAGACTATTGCAGGTGAATTAACTGGTAGTTATAATAAGGCTGGAGATTTAGCCAATGTGTGAAAAGGATTAATGGAAGAATCTTGTCGGGCTGCAAACCAAGCTGTTAATAGTTATCAAATTAATACTCAAACTACTTATGAGAAAGCCGGAGAAAATATTGACACTTATGGTACTAAAGTAAACCAAAAATTTGATGAAATGGCTAATAATAGCTCTATAACTGCTAATACTGTTGAAAACATGGGACAAGATATGGTTAATACTATGGGCGGCATCCAAACAGCAGCTTATGGTTTAGATAATACATGAGCTTATGTTATGGATGATATGCGTCAACAAATTTCCACATCTATTAGCGCATTGCAGAATTTAATGCAAATGCTTGATCAAACCACAGCAAAAGCAAATGCTACAATTCAAGCAGTTGCGGCGGCGGCACAAGCGGCAGCTAGTATGGGTTATGATAATTTAGGCGGTTATGGCACAGGAGGAGGCTCTGGCGGAGGCGGAGGTTCCGGTGGAGGTTCTGGTGGACCAGGGGGTCCTGGACCAGCTGGAGGAGGTTCAACAAGAACAGTTACTGGCGTTGTTGATGATCCGTATGGTGCTTCTGATAAAGTTGGTTTATATTATACTACAAGTAGTGGTCAAAGTGGTTATACTATAGTAAATGGTGATTCAGGAGAATGAGAAAGAAGAATAGGCAAGAAATTCGATACTGGTGGTTATACTGGTTCTTGAGGTCCAGAAGGAAAACTTGCTGTACTTCATGAAAAAGAACTTGTTCTTAATAAAGACGATACCTCTAATATGCTATCTATGGTAAATGTTGTTAGAGGAATTGTTGATACTATTGGTTCTAATGGTATGCTTAATACATTGGCGCTTGCGGCTGGCGGCACAACCGGTCTCATTGGCGGCCTTGGCGCAGGTTTAGAGCAACAAGTTCATATTGAAGCTAATTTCCCTAATGTACAATCACATACAGAGATTGAGACAGCATTGAATAATTTAATTAATTCAGCATCTCAATATGTAAATAGAAAATCATAATAATTATTCGGGAGGACGAAAGTCCTCCCTTATTTTTTTGGCCAATAGATGAAAAATATGTTAAGATAAAATTGAAGAATAAAAGAGATATAGAGAAAAAGGAGGGAAGAGTATGGCAGATAAATCAGATGTAATTCAAGACTATTTAAATTCTCTTAATGAAGCCATGGCTATTCATGCTAGAAAAGCAGTAGAAGGCTTGGAATTTGATCGCACTGAATTAGCTGAAATTGTTGATATTACCAACAGAGACAAGGGCGAATATCAAGTTTTTAATGGTTCAACAAGATATTTTGCTTATTCAGAAAATACAAGTTATACTCTCGGAGCAAAAGTATACGTCACTATTCAAAATAATGATTATACTCAACAAAAATTAATTAAAGGAAAATATAAATCTGGTGATGGCGATACTGGAATTAGTTGGGTGTCACCGCTTGGTAATTACAGTGCGCAAACAGATAATTTAATTGAAGATGAGGCTTATAAAAATTTAAATTCTGATACATTTTCTAATAGCTCTACTGGACTAGAAAACATTCCAGTAAATAAAGATTACGAAAATGGAACAGGAGATAGCTTATTAGCAAATTATAACAAGAATTTACAAGAATTTAGCTATGAGCCAGAACCAGATAATTTTCATTATGCATCACAATATAAAGTTTTATATTTATCTAAATATATGGATGAATCAGATGATAAATATAATAAAAATTTTGCTTATATGGGTTTAAGCGCAGAATTTAAAACAGGTTTAAGTGCTTTTTATCCAGTATCTGGTTCTTATGGATTGTTAATTTTAGTAGATTATTCTATTAAAATTTCTGATGAGCAACCACGAGAGCATAAATTAAAAGTGTGTAAATTAGATACTACTTCAATGATTGGTAGTGTTTATAATTTTAATACTTTTTATAAGCAAGAAGCCTTGTTTAAATTAGATAATGCGCCAAAGAATGGAATGATTATTCATCAAATTGCTATTATTTTCTACCAAGATGGTGAATTTAGAAGTAATGATAATAAATTAATTTCGCCATTATATAATAATGAACCAATCCCAGACAATATTTTTGTTAGAAAAATAAACGTACAATTTGGTGATGATATTAAAGATGATCCAGATGATAAAACAGAAATTTATACATTAAATGGATTAAGCTACGATTCAGCGCAGACCAATGATAAATTAAGTGAAAAGCGTATTCATTTAAAATGGGAACATAAAAATCCTGAAAAAGAGTTACAGGATGATGGCACTAAAAAATGAACGTATAAATTAATGGAACGTTCAGACTTAAATAATGTACCATCAGCAGCAGATGTAAAAATAATCGCAAATATACATTGATATACTGATGCGCAATATACGATAGATGCTTATCGTGCGACGCAGGCTGAAACCGCCGCAGAAAATGATAATTTATTTAGACTTACAGAAAAATGGAAATATGAACCTAATGGTCTAACAGAAGAAGAATACCAAGAGTTAATAAATTCAATGAATTTAAGTCCTAAAAAGGATTATGAGTGACTCTGAGATGAAGAACGACAAATGTATGTTCCCAATATTTCTGCTTCTGGAGAAAAAGCGATTGATAGAATTATTACAAGAAACGCAAAAAAAGATAAAACGGCTTCTGTCAATGATGAATTGGCTGGACCAGGATGAATTCCAATCAATGGTACATTTAATCAAATTGATATTGAATATCAACCAGATAAAGAAAGACAATATTCAAGAGTATGGTGTATTATTGAGTATGGTCCAGAGTTATTAACTGCGGAAAATAAAAGCACAGGATTAGTTAATCCTGATAGTAATTATTATACAGTAATAGAAACTAATGTATTAGAATTTAAGAATTTGTCATGAGTACCAGATATTGCTACGCATGATATTGCTACTGGAATTACATTAACATTAGATGATAAAACTGGTGGTCATTATCCTATTTATAATGCAACGGATGGTAGAATTTTATCCAGAAGCGAAGTTAGTAGATTGCGGACATTGAAAGCAGATATGATTTCGCGGTATACTGGCAATTCATTGTTAAATGGTAATGAAATTATTTTATGACAGATACCAAAAACTAATACAATGATTAATATTAATGGCACTCTTACGAATGATAGGAGTGAGGTTTTAACTAAAAAAAATTTCAATAATTATAGGTTAGCGGAATGGTTTAAATTAAATAATTTTGATTTTAGTAATTATTATTATTTAGTTCGCACATCTAATACTTTACTTGCGGTAAATCCATATCAAGGTTTTTATATTAATGAATACTATGTGAAAAGCGCAACAAACAATACGATATTTTGTTATATTGTAAAAAATAATCAAATATTTAAAGGTCAAATAACTCTTACATTTGCGCAGCATGGTTCAAGCGGAACTGACTACACATTCTCTCTTGGATTAGGCGAATTAGTAGAAATGCCTAATGGCGTTAGAATGGGTGGGGATAATAACGCTGTTGATACCAGTAATGCAGAATGAAAAGTAGTAGGGCCTGCGGCGCCAGCTATTACAGTTGGTGAAACGAATTTCCGTAGAATAAGGTTTGAGTTATATGATTCAACAAATACTATAATAAATTTGACAAATGAAGAAAAAAATGAGATAATATCAAAGTGAGTAGGAAGGACACAAAGTGGTTTTTATTCAGGTTATAATTCATCATCAAGTACTCATGATGGAAACGTAAATAATCTTCAATTTTTAGTTAAAAAAGAAGGAAATTTATATACAGATATAGCAATAAGAGCTCCTAAAGATAGTGGTAATAGAAATACTAATATGAGAAAATATTGCTATATTATTATGTCTGCGTCAGTAAGGCATACTGCCACTTCTACTTACAATGATACTGAATATGAATTAAATAAACCAGTTAATTTCGTTCAAATGCTTCCTTTACACTTTAGAATTGATGATAAATATGAATTAGAAGGCGCTGATTATATTACTTATGATGATAAAGGGACAAATCCTCAATCTTATAGTGACCAATACGATTTAATAAATGCTACTAATGAAAAATCATTTATTATAAGAGTTGATAATGATAATGTTTTGGATAAGGATGGTAATATAAAGCCAAATTATAAATGATATCCGCATTTAGACGCTTATAATAAGCTTGTGCCATGCCAAATTTATGTTAATAATTTATCAAAACATATTGAAATAGAAGCTTGAGAAAGAATTGATAGTAAAACCAATCTTATAGCTTATATTGCTCCAATATTAATAATTCAAAATCGCTATCAAATACCAGCAGTTAATAGTTGAAATGGTGATCTATTAATTGATGAAGACAATAATCGAGTTATGGCTGCCACTATTGCCGCAGGACATAAAGATAATCAAAATAGATTTACTGGTATTATTATGGGTGATGTTGGTCAAAAAAATCCATCATCTAATCGTGTTACAACTACTACTGGACTATACGGATATGAATCCGGAGCAGAAGCCTTTGGATTTAAATCAGACGGTACTGCATTTATAGGAAAATCTGGTACTGGTAGAATTGAATTTAATGGAACCAGTGGTACTATTCAAAGTGCAAATTATAGCGTAACTACTAAAAATAATTCTGACAAAGAAGGAACTCTTATAGATTTAGACAATGGATTTATTGATATGTGAGGAAAGGGTTCTGTTTATAAATTTAAAGAAGGTGAGTGGACGGCTTCATCCATATCGTTAGATAATTTAAAAAAGGATTATAAAAAAGCATTTGATAATTTTGTAAAAAGCAAATATGTACAGCATCCTGAGACTTATAATATTAAACCATACTATACACAACCGGGTAACTGATGGTATGGACGATGAAATGAGGATTATCCTAGTACTAAACATCTTGGGAAATATCCTGCTATTAACAAATGATATGAAGTAGGAACTCCAATAGTAAATAGTAGTGACACAGTAAGTTTACCATTTTGGATTCGTCTAACAGATCCTAAGACTAATGAAGCAACAATGGCCCGAAAGAGAGTAGAGGAATTATTAAAGGAATGAATAAATAAATATATTGATGAAAAGGTATCATCATCCGCCAAAAAGAACGAGGAAGCTGATAGAGACGCTTTTATGATCGATATAGGAAATTTGTATACTAAATATTCAACAATTACGAATTATATGTATGGTAATTTTTCTAATCATATAACATTAAGAGCAGATGGAAATCCGTATTTTAAAATAGAAACTTCTAAGTTTGAAAGAGAAATAAAAGATAACCATATTATATTAAAACCTACTGAGAAATTAATTGATTTAATTAGGATTGATAAAAATAATTTTTATTTACAAACTGCTGATTATAATACATCTGCTAACACTGGATTAAAAATTGATTTAAAAAGAGGAACTTTTGATAGCAGAGGTAAGCTAACTATTAATGGAGCTGTAGGCTCCAGCATTAATTTTGGCTCTGATGATAATAATATGTCTCTTGGAATTTATCCTAATGGTGCTACTTATTTAAATGCTTCTGGTAAATTAAATATTACAGCAGGAGATGGGTCTTTATTAAGATTTGGTAATTTTAGTCTTGAAAGTTCAGGAGCAATTACAGCAACTAACTGAAATATTACTGCTGCTGGTAAAGCCACTTTTGAAGATATTTATATTACTGGCGGTAGTATGATTGGTGGAGGTATTAGTGATGGTACTACTATTACTCTTGGTGGCTACGGGGACGGCGTAGATGGAATTTCATGAAATGGTTCTAATTTAAAAATTTCTGGAGATATTTATGCTAGAAGTGGTTATTTCACTGGAACTGTAGAAGCTGCTACTATTACAGGAGGAACTATTACTGGTGCTACTATTAGTGGTGGCTCGATCACTGGAACTACCATTTCAGCTAAAGGATATGTAACGTGTTCTGGCTTACAAGTTGGTGGGACTGAGTATGGTATGGAGAATTCATATATTATTTATGAGTTAAACTCTGACGAAGAGACAGTAAATACTGTTGCACAACCCGGTTGTGAAGTGGATGTAACAGGCGATACCATTCCTGGCTATAAATTTGAAGATGGGCAACCTTATACAGTTACTCCAAAAATTTCAGTAGTTGTAAAAGTAGCTGAACATACTTTTAGTAAAGTCACAAAAGTTGGAAAGAAATCAATAACATTTTTAGGAACAGCAAAAGAAGGTTAATTAATATGCTATTAAAAAATGGACAAATTTATAATTATATTTTAAAAATGAATGAAGCTTTTTCTAATTTTAATGAACCTCTTCCTGTAAAATTTAATTTTTATATAAATAAAAATCAACAAACTTTATACAATTTAGCTCAAACTATTGAACATACAAGAGATGATATTTTAGGAACTGAAAAAAATGAAGAGCTAAAAGAATATAAATTACAACAATTGGCAGAAATTGAACAAGATGTTGATATTAAAATGATTCCAGTTAGTTGGTTAACTAATGATATGAAATTAACACAAGAACAATTATTATCAATTATGTTTATGATTGATGATAAGGAAGAGAAAAAGGAGAATTCTAATGAATAATCAATCAATTCAAACATTGCAGGATATTCTGCAAGCATTAATGACAGTGAGTGTCAGAGGTAATGATGCAGTTACATTAGTTAATTGTATGCAAGCATTACAACAAGTAATTCATAACGAAGCTACTGCGGTTCAGACTAAGCCAATCGACGAAGCTGAAAACGCAGATGCTAAATAATAATATAAAAGAGTAAAGGAGAAAAGTTATGGCAAAGTTATATCCTCCATATATAGAAGGTACATTGCCAGCTTTTTGTTTAAATAGCGCAGGGGATGGTACTATTACCATCCCTTTCGCGCATAATCAAGCTGTTAGTAAAGCAGATATCGGTTCAAAGATATATGTTAAAGTTAAAACTGTACAAAATGATGTTTTGATGGGTAGTGATAGTGCAGATTGAACAGAAACTGTTGATAGTAAAACTGTTATCGGTGATGGCCAAGTTGTTATACCCGTATCAGGATATTCTGCATTAAATGGCAATTGGCCAATGCAAATAGGACAGTTTTATAAAATACAACTTGCTTATGGAGACAAAAATAATATAGTTGGTTATTATTCTACTGTTGGAGTAATTAAATGTACTTCTAAACCAGAGGTGACAATAGTAGATATGTCAGAAGATAAAGTAAATAATAACAATAATCTTTTTGTCGGACAATTTAAACAAGCAAAAGGTGGAGATGTAACTGAAAAAGTATATTCCAGTAAATTTACAATTACAGATCTTCAAGGAAATGAAATTGCAACCACTGGAGAAGTGCTACATAATGTTGAAAATAATCCAAATTCATATACTTCTATTGATGAAATGCATTTTAATAGAGATTTGGAGTTTGGTGAAATTTATAAAATTAAATATGAAGTTATAACAAATAATGGATTAGAATGTTCAAGCCCAGAATATTTACTTACTCAACAAAAATCTTTAACAATGTCGCTTAAAGGTACATTAAAAGCAACCCTTAATTATGAAGAGGGTTTTATTGATGTAAGTATTGTTGGGTATAGAGATGAAAAAGGTGTTGAAGAAATTGGTAATGGTGCATTCATTTTATGCAGAGAAGATTCACTAAATCCAGGTTATTGAGATGAATTAGGAAGATTTTCATTAAAATATGAATCACCTACAAAAACAATTTTTAGAGATTTTACTATTGAGCAAGGTAAAACTTATACATATTCAATTCAGCAATATAATCAGCACAAAGTTTATTCTGATCGAAAAAAATCTAATAAAGTATATGCTGATTTTGAGGACATGTTTTTATTTGATGGAGAACGTCAATTAAAATTACAATTTAATCCACAAGTAAGCAATTTTAAAACTCAATTGGCAGAAACTAGAAGTGAAACAATTGGAAGCAAATATCCATTCTTTTTTAGGAATGCACGAGTTGGATATAAAACATTTCCAATATCTGGTTTAATTTCAATGTTAATTGATGATAATCAATTTTTCACAACATATAAAAACATATTAAGAGAAGAATTCGTTTATGACAGACATGACGCTGCTAGAAATAAACGTAGAGTTAAAAACGTCTATGATCATCATTGAGATATAAATAAAAATTATACATCAGAGAGATTATTTAAATTAGAGGTTCTTGATTGATTTAATAATGGTAAAGTAAAATTATTTAAATCTCCGGCAGAAGGAAATTATTTGGTGCGTTTAATGGATACGTCGCTTGCGCCGCAAGCACCACTGGGTCGAATGCTTCACACAATAAGTTCAACTGCCTATGAATGTGCAGAGAATGTTTATTCTAACATGGTACAATATGGAATAATTGAAGATAGCGCAAAAAGTATAACAGCAGAAAATACATATGTAACACAGTGGTATGAACAATCTATTAAAAGCATTTTTGATGATGCAATAAAAAATGGTCAAGAGTTTTTTCCTGAACCAGTTAAAGGTGATGGCGAAGATGAAAGCGCTGCGCCAAGCGAATATCGTACAAATAATTTATTACAATCGGATTTAGGAGAGGGCGAAACTTATACAACAGTTTTAAGTTTTACTGATTTAATGCCAGGTTCTAAAATTAGGCTTGTTTTTGCGCGAGATGGAGAGTTCGAACAAACAAATCCAGATGCTTATAAAGATATCATTATTGGTGCTACTGGAAATTATTATGCCGATGATACAGAACCAATTTATGGTATTTATATGATACAAAAAAATACTTCTATTGAAAGCACAAAAGAAAGTAGAAATCAAAATTTAAATAATTTAATCTCTGGTGCTGGCGAATATGTGCCAAAAATTCAGCCAAATTCATTAGACGGTTCTATTACTTATCAGTATTCTGTTCCAGTTAGAAATTCTTTTAACTCTATTGTAAGCATAGAAACTGATATTGGTTCTAATAAACAATTTGTCGGTCCAGTAGAAGATTTGGTGACAGCTCTTAATTGCGCAAAAGAACAAGCTACTAGAATTACTATGTCGAGGTATTTTAAACGACCTGTTGAATATTTATTTTATAAAGGCCAAGATTTAAATGATTTTGATGAAAACCTTTATTTAGAGGGATATAATGCAAATAATTACCGTGATTTAGTCCCAGCTTATAGCGATAAATTATTTTGAGATACAAACTATACGGGAACTTTTGATGAGAAAGAACATATGGAGTACTCACCATTTTCTATTTATGTATTAAGAAATTCTTACGCAACAGTTAATGGTGTAAAGCAAGATATTCTTGCTCATATTGAACATTCACTGGAAAAAACTGATGAAACACATACTCACATAGCTGACCATATGTTTGAAAAATACTATATTGATAGATATATATATGCGCAAACAGCGGAAGATATGCTTACTGAAAGAATGGCATTGGTTGCGCGGATTGCCGCAAGTAAAGATGAAGTAGAAAAAATGGCGATTCAAGAAGCACTTGCCGCGAACCCATTATATATACTAGATTCGATTGCTGGAAAGGTATATAAAGCGGGAGAAAATTATATATATGATCCAGTAATTTATTATAATAACGAACAAATAGATTTAAGAGAAATTCAACGTTATGACTTAAATAACCTTGAACCAACAGAGACAAAGTTAAAAGTTGGTAATGGTGTTTATTGTGATGTATTTTATCAAAAAGTAACGATGAATTATTCTTTTGAAGATACTGATGAGACATTACATGCGGCTAAAACAACTTATTATAATGAGCTTAATCGTTTAACTGAAAAAAGGAATAGCGGTCAAGATCCGCAGAAGTCTGAACTAGATATATTAAATACTTATTATGATAATTATAATAGATTATTAGCCGAAACAATAGAAAGCTGGGTAACCAGAGAAACGGATTTAGAACTTGGAGAGTAAAAGGAGGTAATTTATGAGAGACCCAATGTTAGATGAAGAGTTTTTGCGCGAATTGGATCAATATCCGCATAAGTTCCTATGGGCAAAAATTATCTCCTTAAATATGGATGAATATCCGCTTGAAGAAATTACCGGTAAAGTTACTTCTGGAAGTGTGAACGTGGATGGTAGTAGTTCTGTTCGACGTACTTGTTCACTTTCTATGGTTGCGCAAGATGTAAATATTAATGAATTTTATTGAGGTTTAAAAACAAAGTTTAGATTTTACATTGGAGTAGAGAACTGAATTAATTCAGAATACCCTGATATTATTTGATTTAATCAAGGAATGTTTATGATAACGTCATTTAATTGTACTGCTGGAGTTAATAATTATACTATTAATTTACAAGGTAAAGATAAAATGACATTATTAAATGGTGATCTTGGGGGTGTAATTCCAGCATCTTGAGATTTTGCAACAGAGGACGCTAATGCAGTTGATGAAAATGGGGACACCCTTTATGATAGCACAGGCTATGCTGTAATAGAACATAATCAGATTCCTATTAAAGATATTGTTTTACAAGCTGTTCATGAATTTGCGCAAGAACCATGACAGAATATTATTATTAATGATTTAGATGATTATGGTATTGAATTATTAGAATATGAGGGGGAAACTCCTTTGTATTATATAATTAAGCAACCTGATTCTGGAGATAATAATTCTAGAGAAGTATGAAATATGACAACAAATGGCGCAATGAATTGTTTAGTACGTAAAGACACTTGGGAAAATGGCGCAAGAAAAATTGGAACCGATTGATTGCAAACAACAATTTCCCAGTTAGAAACTATTTCATTTACGGCAGACACAGGCGCGACCGATTCAGGAAGTAACTACAACTTTTCATACGAAAAACTTATGGAACAATTAGATCCTAGTGGAGCAGTAACTGAGTCTCCTAATTATATGCGCGCAATGATTAAATTTGAAGGAGATGAAGAAATTTACACCGTAGCAAAAATAACAAGAGATAATGGATTACATGTGTGCGGTTATAGAATTACAGATATTGTTTATCCTTATGATTTAATTACCGCTCCTGGTGATACAGTAACTTCTGTATTAGATAAGCTTATACAAATGCTTGGAAATTTTGAATATTTTTATGATGTTGATGGTAGGTTTATTTTCCAAAAGAAAAGAACTTATTTAGATGTAAGTTATAATAATATTATTAATGAACATTCTATTAATTCAGAAGTGTGAGCTAATAGTGGAGAGTATAATTCTAAATATTCTTATGTATTTGATGGGAATTATTTAGTTTCTAGTATTCAAAATTCACCAAATTTAAGTAATTTAAAAAATGATTATTCATTATGAGGTTCTAGAGAGAGTGGAAATATTACTATTCCAATTCATTTGCGTTATGCAATTGATAAAAAACCAATGTATTATAAAGTAATAGGGCATACAATAAAAAGAAATAAAGATGGTAAGCCAGTTGATGAAAATAATAATATACTTTCTGGAAATCAATCTGGTGAATATGTTTATGAGGATGCGGGCCAAGTGTATATTACGCAAGATGGTCTAGATTATTTAGATAATTTAAAAAATAATCCAGATTATGAAAACGATAAAATTATTGAACTTAATACATATAATTTAGTAGACTGAAGAGAGATTATTTATCAAATGGCAAATGATTATCGTAGATGGTATAGAAGTAATGATTTTTTACTTAAAGTAAGAGAAAATAATATGTACTCAGCTTATGATTCTTTTTATGAAAAAGGATATACTGGATATGAAAAATATTATATAGATTTTGAGATGAATATGTCTCAAGGCGTTGTTGCATACTGAAGAGAATTGTATAATCCTACAAAAGAAGCTCGCGGTGCGGCAGGAAGGTATCAAGCTGATGGAAAATTTATTAGTGATGCATTGGCTGATTTTTGGGTGGAAGGCAATAAATATGCAAAAGGAGATTTAGTAACCATTGAAAAAAATGGATCTAACGTTGTATATAAATCATTGCGTGATGATAATGATGCTAAACCAGGTGATGCCAATGCGAATTGAGTTCAATCTATAGGTCAATTTACTTATAATTCAGATGGATGAAATACTAACATTCTTAATAATCCAGAGATGCTTAACTTCTGATTTGATTTTATTGATACTACTGGTGAATTAAATAAGTATAGTGTTCATAATATTGGATTAAGGTCAAAAGCAACTAATGATGATAAGATAAAAGCCATTTATTTTAGAGAAGTGCCTAATGTTATATTTGATGTAAATGGAGAACATACTCAAAAAGATAAATGGACAAAGCCTGGATATTGTTATATTAATATCCCTGCGGGCTTAAATGCTTTATTTCATATTAGCTCGCGTGGCAAAAACGCTATGGATGTTGTCGAAGAATATTTATATAATTATACATATCCAGCAAGCGCAATCTCTTTAACAACGGTTCCAATTTATCATTTAACACCAAATACTTTAATTTATGTGGATGATAAGCAAACTGGAATTGTTGGTGAATATATTATGCAAAAATATTCAATACAATTAGGATTAGGAGCTTCTATGAATATTAGCGCAGTAGAAACCGCTAAGAGATTATATTAAGGAGGAATTGGAGAAAATGGCTAAAAAATTAAAACAGTTCCGCTGGTATAGTGAAGGCGATTCTAAAAATTTTCCACAAGCAACAGCAGAGCAATATGCGAATGGAACAGTTTTTGAAGGCGTTTATCCAATTGCTCAATTGGGTATTCAAGCTTTACCAGGAACTGAATTTTATTTAAATGGTAGTGTAAAGCCAATTATAATAGGCGTATCTGGAATTTATGATCTAGATATTAAGAATGGTGCAAGGGTGACTGGATTGAGCTTTAGTCGTCAAGCGATGGAACGAATTGGCGCAAACAATACTAGTTATCTTATTGTAGATATATTATATGGAGAGGAGAACTAACAGCATATGGGATTTTATGGTAATATAACAAATGTTAATAAATCTACTTTCCAGTTTGATAAAACATATTCTAACGCTGCAGAGATGTTAATAAATGCTGCTAGCGATGGTGTTTTTGTAGGAAGATACGTTTTAGTTGATTATGATAAAGATTTAACCCCAACTTCAATACTGGAAGCGTTACAAGATAATGCTGAACTTATTAATGAATGAGGTGCATCTAATTTTTTACCAGCATATAAAATTTTACATTGGAATGAAAGTTCATCTAAATATGAAGATGGTTCTTCTAATGGAGAATTAAGTATTAATAATGCTAATCATGGATTTTATGCTGGGTTGCCTACTGTTGGAGATAATGGTGAATATACTCTAGATGGTTTAAAGAAATATTCATCAGAAGATTTAGCAGAAAATAATTTTTTATTAGTTTTAGGCCACATCACTGAAAGAACTTATATAGAGCATACTGGTGAAAGTGATCAAATTGTTACTAAAATTGATCGTTTCTTAGATATTAAGCCTGAGCTTTGGCAAGTAATACTTGAAGAAAATAAGTTTGTTAGATTAAGTGAAACAGCAGTTTCTGAAGCATATGATAAACTTGGTGGTAATGTAGCCAATAGGTATGCATTAAATTATCGTATTGATTATAATTATTTCAATGAAAAATCTGGTGGTCAAAATCTCGGAAGAGGATATGATTCAACAGTATGACAAAAAGTTTTTAGAGATGGCGTAATGTCTTATGCAATGATCGCTGAATTAAATTCAGTGGTTCCAACTTTTGATATTACTGTTGACCCGCCAACAGAGCCAATTACTTTACCCCATTGAGATGATGATACATCTAATTTATATTATAATTTACATGTTCAACCAACTTGGGGATTTAGAGTTCAGACTAGAGCTGATTATAATACAAATAATATTCCAGATATTCCTGCATCAGAGATTGATGCGAACAATAAAACTTCATCAATCGCGCAGGCTATTTATTGAAATGAAGCTGGTTTTAATAAGTTTTATAAATCAGAAGTTGATGGCGATAATAAAATTGCTATTACTAAAGGTCAAAGTGGAAAAATTTATCGCAATGCGAACGGTGTAACCAGCCCCGCAGATGATACATATGAATTAAGTATAATGTTACCTCAAATTGGTAATATTATTTCAGGATTGTGAGATCTTGTTTATGGTCAGCCATATAAGTATGATGCTACTGGTCATACTTTACTTGGCGATGGTAATATAATTGCCACTGATTTAAAACCAATTCGTAATACTAATTTAGATTGAAATTCTAAACTTGGTGAACGAATGACAATTAAGCGACAAAATAATTTAAGCAAACCTGAACCTGGATACAATCCAGAAGCATTAAATAATTTTGCTGGAATTATTAATTCAGTTCATGATTTAATGGGAATGATTATTATTAAAACTGATATTCCACAAAAGAAAGAAACTGAAAGCCAAGAAACTTATCAAGAAAGACTCCAAGCATATTATGATGGATTGGACGGTAATAATATTTATTATGATGAAAATACAAATAAATATTATTATAAGGAAAAGAAATATATTTTTGATAAAACAGAAGAAAATATTAAAATTGGTCCAATGATTCAATGGCCAGATGGTGAACATGATTTATACCGATTAAAGAGTTTTGAATATAAAAAAGAAGATGGCTCTTTTGCTACTGGATATAATTATTATCGTGTTCAAGAAGAAGAAGCGTTATCTGAAGATGAGTCTTATGGTTTTGCTAAAATAACTACTCCAGACCCATCATTAACTCAAGAAAATTATAATCCAACTTCTACCAATTCTGATGAATGAGTTTGAATAAATGAAAAAGAAAATGGAGAGATAAATTCATATAACTTTATTAGAAAAACAGGTGAATTATCTGAAGATGATGGCGTTTACTATCACATCACAAATGTTGAAGCAGTTAAATCTGGCGCTTTAAGTGAAGAAAAATCAACTTGACCGCATTTTTATGTACCAGATAGATATTATATAGGTATTAAGAACTTAAATACTATGGGTGCAGATGCAACTTGGAATGTTACTGATGAAAATTTAAAAGCAGATGATTTTGATAGTATTATGCTTTGCAGAGCTGCTACATTAAAAGATGCTTTAATTGCGGCCGGAGCGGCAAGTATTGTTAATGGTGAGTTTACTATTAATACTAATATTGGATATAAATTTTTATTAGGTATTGAAGTCGATCCAAAAGCGTCTTCTTACGCATTAGTTGATGCAAACCTTATTCAAGAGCCTATTACTTCTGTGGGAGATGCGCCCGGGCTTCTTGTAGACGGAACTTATATTAAAAAAGTTAGTTTAAGTGAAGGTGCTGAACCAGTATATGTGTATGAATATGCTGGATTAACAGAAGTATTACAAAACTGTGAGGAATTTACTGTAACGTCTACTATAAAAAAAGACAATCCAGACTTTAATGAAGAATTAGAGGTAAGTGAAACTAATCCAAGAACTATTGAAGAAATAGTGGAACAAAAATATGTAAAATATCTTGGCTCTCAATATAGAGATAGTAAAACTAATTTATTAAAAACTCTAAATAGTTGGAAAGAATTCGTTGAAAGTCAAAGTGAAGAAGATGAAAATCGGATAACTGTTGAAGATTTGATATTAACGAAAGAAGAAAAGTTAGTACCTGAATTAGTGAAACCTTCATATTCATTGGCAAAAGCGACCATTGTTTCTAACTTAGAAGATTTCGATGGTGAATATTGCAATTATTATTATGCAGTTACGACAGAATATTTTAATAGACTAACAAAAGCATCAATTCAGCAATTTTATAAATACGGTGATGGACAAGCTAGAGCCGACTGGTTCAAAATTTCTGTTTCAAATGCATTTATTTATTATAAGTTAGATGATGAATATTATGTTCCAGTTGGAGAAGATTTAATTAGAGTTACTAATCAAACTTTGGCTGGATTTGACAGTGTTTCTGATTTTAAGAAAGTTCAATGAAATCCTCAATATGTATTTATTCCTAACACATATTATAAGAAGGTTGAAAATTCTTATGAATTAGCTTCTGTGTATGAAAATGATGTTGATTATTATAGATACCCAGATAGATTTGTTATAGCTGATCAGAATAATTTTTATGCACTTGGCGCAAGATGGAATCCAGAAGTACCAATTCCAGTTCATACTGTTATTGATGAAGAAACTGGAGAAGAAACAGAGGTTCCTTATGTAACAGTTGGATATAAAAATTATGCTTGAGAATTGCGCGAATTACCAAACTTTGCTGATCAAATTAACACTATTCATGGCTTAATTTTAAAGATTAATAAAATGTTATTAGATGGCGATGTTGAAACTCGTGATCGTGCAACAGCTCAAGGTGCTATTAATACATTAAATGATATTATTGATAAGTTCGACCAGTTAGTACCTGCGGAAATCGCTATGGTAGATACATATGGACGAGTTCATACTGGTGATTGGGATAGTAAGCAGAAACTTGGTTATGAAAATATAGGTAAACCAAGTGCGAGCCAGGCTATTCCGACCGGAGAACCTGTTGCCGCAGATGACGAGCGTTGAGTTAAACTTACTACTACTCCTGGTGTTGCCCCAGATTTTAAGCCTCATATTAAGTTAGAACATACTCTCAATCACAGCGCAATGCCAACAACAACTACAGCAGATAAAAACCATGATGGTTTAATTGGTAATGGATTAAATGCTGTTCATGGAGATACTATTGATTTATATACTCCAATAGTAGATAATATGGGCCATGTAATTGGCAAGAATACTGAAACCGTTACATTACCTTATGGATTTAAGACTGTTTCTATTGGTGCTCAAAGTACAGAGGTATATGATACTACATCTAATAGTGACTCAGCAGTTGCTGGTACCACTCTTGATAAATCTTATAGCGGTAATGGAAATTTAATTGCTGATAATACTCAAGATATATTAGCAATTAATACTGGTAACAAGTGGATTAGAATCAAAAATAATATTTCTGACTCTGACGGTTCAACTTTAACAAATGATGGATTTACTATTAGCCATGAAGTCCATTCAATTAATATTTCAGATTCTGTTAGCACTGATATTAATGATCTTGTTGATAATCATATTAATGATATTATTAATATTCCAGATTGAGATTATGATAATGCTGGACATATTATTGAAAAGCATAATCATGAATATACATTGCCTTATGGGTTTAAAACTATTAAGGTTACCAATGATGATAGTACAGTAACGAATGGTGCTTCAACTGTTGTACAAGACGGTCAAAGCGCAGATAATAGCCAAGATACTTTAACATTTAGCGCTTCTAATAAATGAATTAAGCTAGATAATGGTACAGATGATACTATTAAAGTTGGTCATTTAGTACAAAATATTGATACTTCTGATATTGCTGGAACAAATATTAATGGTAATGGAGACACTATTACTTTAAAAGATTTTACAATTGATGAAGCTGGTCATGTAAGAACATATCAAGATCATGTATATACTTTACCTTATGGGTTTAAAACTATTACTGGCAATAATGGCAGTTTAGTCGCAGATAATACTCAAGATATAATTGCTTTAAGCGGAGATAATTGAATTCAAACCACAGCATCCGCAGACGGAGTAGTATTTACACATATCGGTCCGAGTACACCAGTTACTCATACTTTACCGGAACCTATCGCCGCAAATGCTGTAACTCCTAATTTTGGAGGAACATTTACTATTGAAGATTGACGTTTTGACGAAAAAGGTCATAAAGCTGGATTACAAACTCATACTGTTGAAATGCCTGACTTAGAGTTAGTATCTGCTAATTCCGCAACTTCTGGAAATGTTGTAACGGCTTTAACCATTGCTGATAATGCTAGCAATGATGGAAAAGTGTTTACAAAAACTGAAGCTAATGTAGGTACATTACGATTAACTGGTTATAGTTTAAATGAGAATGGAAGCTCTGAAAGCGCTATTGCTGCAACCGACAGTTTAAATACAGCATTACAACGCTTAGAATATCGCTTAAATAAGGAAATTACTGATAGAGGTACTACTTTAACGACAACTATTCAAAGCTTAAATGCTGATTTAGACGCTAGTGGAACATTACAACATAACGGAACATTTGTAATATCTGGCGTAACTGAAACGGATGGGGTTATAACAGCGGTAGATAGCATTGAAGTTGAAACTGCTGGCGCAGCAGCTGCGGCATTAGATTCGGCGATCGGTTCAGCAAGCGATGCAAGCTCTGCTGATACAATTAATGGTGCTAAATTATATGCTTCTGAAGTTGCTACAACCGCACAAGAAAATGCAATTGCCGCAATTAAAACAGAAACATTTACATATTCTCCATTAATTGCAAACCCAGAGTATGATTCATCTGATCCTACATCTGAAGAATATATTAGAGATGAAAATAATAGTATCACAAAAACTATTGAAGATTGAATTACTTATATAATGGATAATAATTTATAAATAATATAAGAGAGGGTTATTTAAAACCCTCTCTTGTTTTTGTGGACGAAATAGATTAAATATAATTAAAAAAAAAGTAAATAATACGAATAGGAGGAGGTATGAAAGATATATGCCAGCGGTAAATTATGTAAAATTTATGCGCGGTACACAAGCAACGTATAATGCTCTTACTGAAAAAGATAGCAATACATTATATTTTGTGTATGAAAACGCGCAGGCAGATAAAGGTAAATTATATCTTGGTAATAAATTAATTTCTGGCTCTTCTAGTATTGATGGGAATATCTCAATTGCGGACATCGCTGATGTTGCAATTGGTTCAGGCGCTACTGACGGTGATGTATTGGTTTATAATGAAGCTACTCAGAAATGAGAGGCTCATCCAATATCAGAAGCCGTTAGTATGGATGTATTTATTGGTGCTACAGATTCAAAAGATGGCGTTGCTGGTTTAGTTCCAGCGCCAACCATTGCAGATAGATTTAAATATCTTAAAGGCGATGGTACTTGGGCTGAAGTTGAAGCAACTTTAAATGCTGCAGATAGAGCAACAATTGATGGATTGCAATCTAGGGTTACAACTTTAATTGGAGACGATGCAAATAAATCAGTTGCTACTATTGTTACACAAAAGGTTGCTGAATTACTCATTCCCGAAAATGCGCAAGAAAGTTTAGATACTCTTCAAGAAATTGCAGAATGAATACAAAGTCATCCTAATGATGTAGCGACCATTAATGCAGATATTCTTGAATTACAGGGAGAAGTTGCCGATTTAGACACTCTTCTCAATGGAACTCAAGCTGATCCAGATAGCGGTCTTGTTGCGCGTGTTGGTGAACTTGAGAGTACAATGGGAACATTTGTTCCTGTCACAGGAAGTTATGTAGACGTAGGTTCTGCAATAACTTATTTAAATGATTCTGTTAAATCAATTGATGAGCGCTTAAAGTGGCATGAATTGGATGCAGAATAATGAAAGGAGATTTAGAAAATGGCTAATAATCCAAGTGATTTAGTTAAATTTAAACGGGGTACGTTACAAGCATTAGAAACTATTATTGCTAAAAAAACAGGTACTGATGGTACATTTTATTTAACTGTTGATGATGATGCTTCTGGTAGTAATAATCCTAGTAAGTCTTCTAGACTTTATGTTGGTCGTGCTGATGGTAGTGTCGTACCAGTTAATCAGGGTATTATTACAGTCACTTCGGTTAATGACTTAACAGACAATATTAATGGTAAATGGCATGCCGGTGATTATGCGTATGTTACTGGTACACCCGAACAAAATTATAATGATGGTAATATTTTAGCCATCTATGATGGTCAGCATTGGAAACAGATTAATGCTGTTGGTTCAGATACTGATACATATCTTGGTTTAGAAGAATTCAGTACAGCTACCACAGAAGGCGTTACAACTGTAACTTTAACTGGAACATATGTAAGTAATGTTACTGGTAAGAATGGTACTACAATTAGTGATGCTTTTACAGTAGAAGGTGCTAATGGTATTACTGCTTCTAGTAGCGGTAAAGCAATCACTTTAACAGGAACATCTTATGAGATGGGTTCTGATGCAGCTGATAATAACCAAGCTGTAATTAAATTAAAGAGTAAAGATAGTGCTACAGCTACAGCAGCTGACGTAGATTCTGTTACAATTACATCTGCTAATGCTAATCGTATTCATATTACTGGTGCAGCAGATACAATTGAAATTGACGCGCCAAAAGTAACTTCCGCAGTTCTATCTAATGAGACTGCTGGATTTGGCTTAGTAGTCACAGATACATTTGGTGATTCAACAACAAAGAGTACTGTTGATCCAATTATTACTATTAGAAATAGTAAAAATGATGCTACTTCAAAAGATTCTGTTCATTTTGTTAGTGGCACCGCTGATTTAGATGTTTATTCAACAGCAGTTATTGATGATTTACTTCAGGGTTTAAATGCTCTTGTATATCGTGGTACTGTTGGTACTGGTGGATCTTATGCTACTAGTGTTGGCGGAATAACAGCTTCTGGTAATCCAAGCCTTCAAATAGGCGATACATTTAAATTAACTGGCGATCATGAAGAGGCTTATTCAAATATTCCAGTTAAAGTTAATGGCGAAATTGTTAGTACTGGCGTTGCTCATGGCGGAGATTTATTAATTGCTAATGGTACTGAAACTAATGGCGTTATTACTTCTCTTTATTATGACATTATTGAAGTAGAAGCTGGAGAAGATACAACTTATAGTGTAACTGCGACAGCCGCGGATAATAAAGTAATTATTACAGATAGCCATGGTACTGAAAAGGGCGGAATTCAAATTACTGCTGGTGATGTTGCAGCAGTAAGTTCTACTGCCACAAATGGTCAATTAGTAACTACTGTTGGTCATGCTCAGGTCAATGCCGCAAGTAGTTTAGATGCTCAAGAAAAGTTAGCTGTTACACCTGAAACAGCTGTTACTCAAAGCGATAATACAGACTTAACATTTACCGCAGTTACTGGCGTTACTGTTGATAAGTTTGGCCATACAACAGAAGTTAAGACAAAAGAAATTACTGTTAAGGATAGCAAACTTGGTTCTATTTCAGAGTCTTTCTCTGCTTCTGCCGCTGATAATGTAGCAACAATTACGAATACGCCAGAAGCATTAAATAAAAATGGTGATGCCGCAACTGCTACAGCAGGACAGTTTAAGATTAAATCTGAAAACTTAAACGTTACAGTAGATCCAAACCCTGCTTCTGCTAGTGTTCCAGAAGTTAAGATTAATTTAATGTGGGAATCCTTCTAATTGTTTAAGGACAATTCTCGTTAAAAAGACTTCAATCTCTTCTAATTATGTTAGAGGATATTAAATAGGGAGAAGAATATCTTCTCCCTATTTTTTCATATACAAAAGAGAAAGGAGAATTATATGGCTGATAAAATTAAATTTTGGCCTGTTCGAGGGACAGAAGATCAAATATTGGCGCAAGATATTGTAGATGGTAAAATTTATTTTGCCTATGATACAAATAAAATTTATCTTGATGCTGGTGGCGAACGTCATTTAATGGGTGGCGGCAGCGGAAATGGCTCTGGTATAACTTATGCTCATGGTACGGAGAGTCAAATTGTAAAGGCTTCTGGAAGTGAAACAGACAATAACTATTTTATAGATTTAGAAGCTCTAGATGATAGTTCTATTGCGCCAATGAAAGATGATTTAATTTTAAATTCAGATGGAAGATTTTTTAGAGTTGTAAGTTATGATTCAACAACTAAAAAAATTGCAGCATTACTATTGGCCGTAAGTGGTTCTGGTGGTGGAGGCGGAGATACTGTAAAAAGAAGATATAGAATTAATCTTGAAAAGCCGAATCCTTCTACGTTAATTAATAAACAAAGATTTTTAATTTATTTTACAGTAGAATCAGCTATTGATCAGAATGATAATATTCTTGATAATGAGTTTACTGCTTATATTACTTTATCAGAAAAAGTCGCTGGCACTACAGACAGTTATATTAATTATTATTCAACTCAAAAAGACGTTGCAAATGATGTTAGATCTTATTTTGATATTACAGAATTTTTAAGAGAGTCTACTACTACTCGTATTACTATTTATGCAAAAGGTGTTGAAAATGGAGATAGTAGATCATATAGTACAGATGTAACTACAACTGCATTAACTCTAAATAATTCTGCAAGTTTCTCTAACTTAAGTACGTTCGCATCAAATAATGTAAATCTTTCTTGTGAAGCTATTGGTAGAATGGATAAGATTCTTAACTTCTATTTTGATGGAGAACTTGTTGAAAGCAGACATTTGACTGCCACATCAACAGAAACTCAAACTTATAAAGTAAGTCAAGAATTAGCTACACAAGGGTCTCACTCTGTTCGTATTACTTTAAGTCAAGCAAGAATTAATACAACCACAGATGAATGAGAAGTTCTTACAACATTAGATCCTCTTGAATTTGAAATTGCGGTTTATGATAGTAGTTCTGAGAATTTAACTCCAATTATTTGGTTAGGAAATTATCAGAATGAATATTATAATTATGATAATATTCAAATTCCATTTATGGTATACAATCCTGCATCTCCAGCGAGCGCTTTAGTGCATTTAAAGAAAAATGGACAAGATATCGCTGGTTCACCAAGAACTATTTCAACAGATGCTTCTACAAGACGTTCTTGAAATATTTTTGAAATTGCGGATGCCGATGTAGATATGTTAAATTATTATTCTATTTCTTGCGGAGCAACAGAAAGGACAATTACTTTTACTGTTAGCCAAGATCCTAATAGATCAATGGAATTAATGCAAAAAGATAATTTGGTTCTTTGCTTTGACGCTACTGGCCGTTCAAATGCAGAATCAGAATCAAATAGAGTATTAATTAGTGATGCTATTACAAGAAAAAATATACCAGCTAAATTTACAAATTTTAACTGATATAATAATGGTTGAGTTTTAGATAATAATAGAAAAGCTTGTTTAAGAATTAGTAATGGCGCATCTTTAGAATTGCCACTAGGCTCTATGGAATTAAATGATGCAGGTCATAATGATAAACAATCAGTTACTTTTGAGATGGAATTTAGAGTTAGAAATGTTCAAAGTTATGATAACTTGGTTTCTAATATTACTAGATATGAAGAAGATGAAGCATATTATCAAGCATTTATTGAACAAGAGAGATATAATAACTATGACTCATTCTTACATGATTATTTACCAACTATTGGAAAAGAATATGATGATTTAAAATTTAGAAAAGTCCAAAAGGATATTAATACTGAAAGAGTTGTTGCTAAGTATTATTCTGGTACTGGCGCATCATTAACTGGTTTTGGTCTTGGACCTCAAGACGCTTTCTTCTCTAATGGTACTGATACAGTAAATATTTCTTTTATTGAAGATAAAGTTGTTAATTTTTCAATGGTTTTCTCTTATCCAGATCAAAGATTGTATATTTATAACAACGGTGTCATAACTGGCGTTATTGCCAATAGTATTAATGGAATATTTACTATTGCAACAGATAAGTTAATATTTAATTCTACTTATTGTGATATTGATTTATATAAATTTAGAGTTTATAAAACTGCATTAAACGTAAATGAAATTGTTCAAAATTATGCAGTTGATAAAAAAGATATTGATATTTATGACCAAAATGCTTTAGCTAAGGCTAATTCGGTATTAGGCGAATACCAATTTGATTATCAGGCAATGCTTGATTATAATGAAGCGCATCCAAATTCTCCATTGATGCCATATATTATTTATGATACAAGCAGACAAAGTTCAGACCAATTATCATATGCTAAAAAGATTAAACTTCCTATTGATTTTGAATTTGTTAATACTCCACTAGAATTAGCATATAGAAATGGTGAATTACTTTCTTTAGCAATTGCGGATGGGCTCTGTACAGCGAATTCTAGCGCCGCAGATAAGGAAGCTGCAGTTAAAGAATATTATTTACACCATTGTCCAAGTTTTATTAGTACAAATGCAGAAATGGCAGTACAAGGAACTTCTTCTCAATTCTATCCAAGAAGAAATTATAAAATTAAAACTGAGACTAAGTTTGATCAAGATGGACAAAAGAGAGTCCATATTTATTTAAATAGAGGACCATTCTTAAATGATTTCTTAGCAGATCAAGAATTAACAAAGAATTTTACAGAATTTGCGGACGCAGATGGAAATCCTTATGAATTAAAATCTGCTCAAAAGTTCTTCTACATGGATAATTATGTTGTAGGTACAACTAAATTTACAATGAAGATTGATTTTATGGAATCTTCTGGAACATATAATACTGGTTTTGCAAATTTAGTTGATAATGCTTATTCAAAGCATCCTTTAAAAGATTATAACGCAGCAGGAGCTTTCTCTAAATTAACAGGGTATGCAAAAGCAACTGGTGATTTTAATTCAAAAGAAACTTATTATGCTGACGAAAAAGGCAAAGAAAAAGTTAAATTAACTGCTGAAACATATACTCCAGATACTTATTATATTGCTCAATATAGTCCATATCAATTTGATCATTTAAATGACTACAGAACTTCTGTCCAAGGATTTAGGACTTTAGCATTCCATAAGAAAAAGACTCCAGGTACTAGTGGTAGTCAATATGAATTTATTGGAATGTATAATATGAATATTGATAAAGGATCTGATGAGATTTATGGATTTAAGGCAGATAAATCTATTGTAAATAATTTCTTAAAGAAGAAAACTATTAATAAAACTACTGAATGTTGAGAATTTGAAAATAACTCTCGTACATTCTGTTCATTTAGAGACCCTTGGGATAGATATGAATTAAGTTTTAAGGGTCCTAATGCAGAATGATTTGCAGCAAGACCTCTTGACTATCCAAATGGTAGTAATGCATTAAATGGTGCACTCGCGCCAGTCGTAGTAGATAGTTTTGAATATCGTTATAATACTAACGATGATTTTATTGATTTGTTAGTTGATACGTCTACTGCTATAAATAGCACAGAAACAGTTGCTGAAATTAATGATGAATTTGGTGTTGATATTTATAATAACGCTGAGGCCGCGGGCGATTTAATCCTGGATTTATATAAGAATTGAGAAAAGGCAGTAAAATGAGTATGGTCTACTTCTACAAAAGATATTGCTTCTCTTGGTACTTATAATGAAGTTGCTGTTGGTAATGAATGAATTCCAAATACCTATTGGATTTTGGATGAAGAGAATTCTTATCAACCTATTCCAACAGAAGGGGTTGAAGAAGAACTTTGGCCTACTACTGGTCCAGTTTATATTTTAGATACTGGAAGTAGTTATAATCCAAACTTAATTTATAGAAAAAAGGTTACTAATGCTGAGGGCGTTGAAGAATATATAAATGCTTTTGTAAGTGACATTCCTTATAGAAAAAATACTTATTATCTAAAGAATGCTGATGGAACTTACGTTTTAGCAGCAGATGATTTTGATGAATCTTTAACTTACTATCAAATTACAGAATATACCGAAGAACAGCTTGCTACTAAAGCTGCAAGATTAGTAAAGAAAGATACAGATGGTGTCTTTGATGCTAATGCAGAGTATTATGAATATGATGGTAGTGTCCAGGTTAAAGATATTGCGGCAGGAATAGATACGCCAACAAAGAAAATTGCCGTGACCGCAAGTAATTATGAGCCAGACAAGTATTATAAAGGAATTTCTGTTGTTTACAATGGAAAAGAATATAAATACGATACTCAAGAATATCGTTCAGCTAAATTCTTTAATGAATTATCTGATCATTTTGATATTGAGTATATGGCAACTTATGTTATTATGACAGAAGTATTTGAATGTTATGATTCTCGTGGAAAGAACTTGATGATGGCTTCTTGAGGCCCTCAAAAAGAAGGCGGAGACTATATTTGATATCCAATTTTCTACGATATTGATACTCAACTTGGCATTAACAATACTGGTATTCCTTCTTTCGCATTCAATGTAGATGCAACAGAAGCTGGAAACTATTCAACATCAGATAGTATTTTATGGATGAATTTCTATAATCAATTTAAGAAATCTTATGTGTTACAGAAATATAGACATTTAAAAGGTATTACAGCTGGTGTACCATCTAGCTGAGGTAGATTAGATAATCCGCCTCTACAGAGTATTGATTTTATTGAAAAATGATATGAAACAGACCCAACAGTATGCAACAGTATTGCAATGCGTGGTGAAAGACCAATGATTGCTACTAATTTGGATGAGTGGTATAAATATTTAACAATTACTAATCCAAGTGGCAAGTCAACAGGTGAAACTGGTTATATGGATGATCAAGGTGTCTTTATTGATGATAGTGGTAAAAATACTTACTTCTATGCACTGCAAGGAGATCGTTCTCAATCAAGACAACAGTTCTTAAGCAATCGTATCGAATACATTGACTCTTGGTTAAATGAAGGCAACTATCAACGTGGCGGTGCGAATCGTATTAGAGGACGTGTTGCTGCGAATAATCCATCAAAAACATCTGATCAATGGGTTGCTTCCGCGCAAGATCCATACTTCTTACCTAATGGAAAGAAGGCTCATGAATTTGACGCTGAATATTGGATTAATTTAACACCAGTTAGAAGTTCTTACGTTACATTAAGTGATGATAATGAAGCTTATCCATCTGAAAAATATGATGGCATCAATCCAGTTAAGTTCAATATTGACGCTATTGAGAATGGTGTTAAGAATAGTGCAAATTATCCTGAACAGTTGCTTTATATCTATGGTATGAATCAAATGGCTGATTTAGGTGAAATGCACAATCTTTATTGGCAAGAATTTGAATTATCTGGAGATGCTAGAAAATTAACAACATTAAAACTTGGTTACGATGGTAAAGATGAAAATGGAAATAGTTGATATAATAAAAATATGAATCTTCCAACAATTCCTGGTAAAAAGCCAGATGACGAATCTGGGCTAGGATTACCATTATTACAAGAAGTTAATTTAAGTAATATAACGATTAATACAGGTTCCCCTACATTAGATTTAACAAGTTGTGAAAAATTAAGAAATTTAAGAGCAACTGGTTCAAATTATCAGAATTTCTCATTTGCGGAAGGTGTTGCATTAGACACTTTATATTTACCAACGGATATTACTCAATTGCAATTAACTGAGGCAAACTTATTAACGAATCTTTTAACAGATTATCAAGTACCTACAAGAAATGCTACTACTGGGAAGCTTGAAGCAAGGTCAGGCTTATATCTTGAAGGAATGTTTGAGAATAATAAGACCAATATAAGTAATATTAGATTAATTGGTGGCGGACTTGGTTATGATAGCTATAAACTATTAGCTAAATGATATTCTATTAAAGATGCTTTAGATAAAGCTGGTGAAGATATTGGTAATAATCAAATTACAATGACCAAAGTTAAATGAAGTCCTTATGTTCAACTTCTTGAAGGAGACACTTATAATGCCGCCGAAGCTAATAAATATTATGTTGATAATGGTCACTATGGATTTGTTCCATATAGTTACAATAGAGACACATTTGAAGCTCAGGTATTAAGTGGTGAGATTTATAAATTAAATACTGATATTCCAACAGATACTATTAATCAGATTACTAATGTTGATATGTTGGCGCAAATGATTACCAATAGACATTATACTGCGGGATCAGTATCTGTTCCAAATATTACAGGCATTATTTATGTAAATAATAGCACACCAATTGATGAATTATATGTAAAGAACACTTTGGTTAAAAATTATCCTCAATTAAAATTCTTCTTTGCGAATGTTAATCAGTGTTATTCTGCAAAATTCGTATTACCTACAGATAACGGTGGATACACATACGTTAAATTCCAAGATGAAAATATTACAGAATTAACGGTTCAAAAAATTTCTGCTGACCAGTGATTTGAGAATCCTTATACATTATATAAGGCTGAAAAAGATAATTATGATTTCCATGGTTGGTCAACAACGCTGGATAACTCAGGATTGATTAGTTCGGAAAATTGGACTTCTGCAAAGAATAGTGTCTTTAATGAAAACCAAAAGGATTATGTATTCTATGCAATATTTACATTACATGAATATCAGATGTCATTCTATGTGGGAGACGAGTTAGTCCTTACGAAGAAAGTTCCTTTTGGAAGTGTTTTATCAGATCCTAATTATATGGCTTCATTTGTAGATGAAAATCTTGAATTAACACAAGTTTATAAACATCTTGGTTGAACTCAAAATGAAAAAATTAAGGTTGTTGAACGAGAGAATCAAGCTAATTTAGTAGATTTTTCTAAAATGCTTTCTGTTCAAGATTATCGTTTCTATGCAGTCTTTAAGAAACAGTCAGTTTATGATGAACCAACTAATTTAGAATACTTTACATTTACGAATGCAACTTATTCCGAATCATTATCTTCATTAAGTTCTGTTATTCCGACAAACGCATCTTTGAATGGAGTATTGGATGAGAAGTATAATGTTACTAATGGTGTAATTATTAATATTGCGCCTTATGTTCATTTAACAGGAAAAATTTCTTTACCAACATATAGTCCAGATGGAAAACCTGTTATTGCGCTAGGAAGAACTTTCTCTATGGTACGTCAATCTACGTGACCTATGAACACTGTTGGAGGAAAAGATATTTCTCATATCTTCTGGTATAAGACAGAAGGTAAAGATTCTATGCTTCGTTACATTGATAATAATACTTTCATTGGAGAAGTAGGTCAGACTGAAACTGGAGTTAAATTACAGTATATTGAATTACCAGATAGTTTAAGAATAATTGGTAAACAAGCATTCTTCTGAATTAATTCATTAGATGTTAATTTATTAAAACTTCCTTCTAATTTAATTAGTATTGGAGATCAGAGTTTCCAAAGAGCATTTAGCGCAGCTAGTGGAGACGTATTCTCAATACCATCTTCTGTTACAGCTATTGCTGACAGAGCGTTTGTTTCATTCCCAGCAGTAAATGTATTTAGATTTGGTTCTTCTGATCGACCATCTAACTTAATTAATTTAGGTGGAGCAGCATATATAAATGATGAATTTACCGGAGCGCAAATCTTTACAGCTTCTGGCGCAACACCGGGAAAAATGCAATTCTTTGCTCAATCACAAACACAAGTTGATAAATGGGTTGAATTTTTAACTGGTGGTCATCAAAATATGGATTCAATGTTTGTTCTTATAGGACCTGCGAATAGAGAATTTACTTATAATGGAACTACAATAAATCAATAAATAGGAGGGTTAAGTATGAAAAAAACAGTATTATATACTTATTTAGGGACTAACGGAACAATTACTTCTCCCGTTCATCTTGAAGATATTTATTACGTATTAAAGTATGAAATTGAAGCAGATGAAAATAAGATGTTAACGAAAGATGGAGGAAAAACCCTTCTAAAAAGAACGGTAATTCCTGCTGATGAAATTGACGAGTGGAAAGAAGTATATTCCAAGGTCAGTTCTAAATAATTAAACTTAATAAAAAATTAAGTATAATAGTTAAGGGAGAGGATAATCTCCTCTCCCTATTTATTAAGAATAGGAGGAAAAGATTAGATGATTACTTACATTGATAGTAGTAATAAACAAGACTATACAGTGTTGTTTGAAAAAGCATCTGCAAAGCTTGGTCTTACTCCAATTATCAAAGAGGTCGTTGGCGCAAATGGCGAACCTGAATATGAATATTGGAGACGAGTTCAAGAAGAAGGACAGTGGAAAGAAGTCCAGCTTGATCCAGAAGTAGCAGAAGATAAAGCTTTCATTGACGGTGAAACGTCTAAGGGAATCTCTAGTTTAAATGAATACTTCCAACATATTGAAGATTTGGCTTCTCTTGCTATTGGTAATGGTAGAAGTGGTTCTGATCCTTACTTTTTAAGATTACCTCTTAATGAGCCTTTCTTTGAAATTAATGCTAATACTCGTGCTATTACTGTTCCAGCTGCGCTAAGACAGATTGGCGTTGTTGGCGATAAATATGCAGAAGTTGTTTTCTTCAAAATTGATAGGTATTATGATGCAATTGATTTAGATACTCGTCAGATTTATATCGAATGGGAAGACGCTGCTGGTAATAAGGGAGTTTCAAGAGATTTCTTACGCGATACACAATCAGAAAAAGATAAGATTATCTTTGGTTGGGTAATTGGCGATGAATTAACAAAGAACGTTGGTAACATTCGTTTTGCTGTTAGATTCGTTGAATGGAATGCTGGTTTGGCTGAAGATGAAGATGGTAAACTTATCAGAGTTGAAGATCCAGATTCAGCAGTTTCTGGAACAGAACTTGCCTATAGTTTCAGTTCACTACCTGCTCAGATTACAATCGTAGATAGTTTACATTATGATTTATTTGATGACTCTAAAGAAGCATCAATGATTGATACAGACGGTCAGGCTGGAACAATTTTATTCTTCTTACAGAACTCTGACCCTGATTCTGCTGACCAGACAGCACCTGAAACAGCAAGTCTCCCTATCTTTATTCGTGATTTAGTTGATGAACACGACTTAGAGGATGGAGTATTAAGACTACAGGTTGAAGCAATTCCTGAAAAAGACAGTGGAACAATTTCATATATGTTCGGTAAGAAAGCTACTCTCAAAGGTGAAGGTAGCGGAACTAAAGGTATTGTTGCTAGAATTGATTTCATCAAGATTGGCGACGGCGTTGAAGCTGCAGATGGCGCAACACTTTATATCAAGAAAGGCAATAATGTCTTTGAAGTTGATGATGGTACTGCTCCAGTAAGCGAACCTCGTTATGAAAAGGTTGCTTATATGATTGCGGCAGGACCTGGCTACTACTTCGCAAATGCACGTAATACTGTAAGTGGTAAGAAAACAAGCAGCGCAACAAGTAATATTCTTTATATCCCTTATGCAGCTACTCCAACAATTGAAGATCAGATGCCTGAGAGATTTGTTATTAAAGAAGTTACATATTCAACAGAGGTTGATACTTCTGTAGATCAGTCTCAGATGCCAGGTGCAATGTACACCAACATCAAGATTGTCGAAGGCGAAGAAGGCCCTGCAACAATTACCTTAGGTGCAGTTGAACATGGTCCTCATTTCTCTGCTGAAAAGACAGACAGTTTAACTTATACTTGGTATCGTGCAGATAATGCAGAAATGACTGATGCTGAAGTTTATGCATCTGCAGAATCTTCAAATATTGAGCTTTCTGAACCTGGTTTCTACTGTGTCAAGGTAGAAAATGCGTTCAATAATGACACTGCATCTACTGAAATGAAAGATGCTGGTGTAATTCGTGTTACAAATATGCCTGTTATTCCAAAGGTTCGCTTCGAAGACTGGGGCGCAACAGTTGCAGCTGGTAATCCAAATACTGTAATTGAAATTGAAGAAACAGAGCATGACCATATTACTTATGAATGGCATAGAGTTACAGGAGATAACACAGATGAAGATCCTATCGCAGAAGGATTTATGGACCAGGCCACAGGTGAAATTACATTTACAGATGGCGTTGGAACAATCCCATTCTTACCTCTTGGAGAAGGTTTCTATTACTTCATTTTAAAGAATGAATTAAATGGTGCTTCTATCCTTATGAATAGTGGTAAGACATTCGGAACAATCTATGTTACTACTGGAACAATTCCTACACCAGTTCCAGGTGAAGGACATGCTATCAGTTATGCATGGGCAGGAGAAGTTCCTGAAGCTGTTGCTCATGTAGAATTACCAAAGGCAGCTAGTAATGTTGTTGATGGAACTCTTGTTAGACCTCGTGTTATTGAAGACGTTGAGGTTGAGGGCGGTAAATACGTTCTTACTTGGGCTCCAGAGTTTGTAATTATGGCTGGTGAAGACGTTGAATTCGTTGGAACTTGGACATTTGTTGCAGATGAGTCTCCTGATGAGCCAGTTGTTGAACCAACTACTCATACAGTAACTTATACCATTACTAAAGCTGGCGAAAATATCCCAGAAGGAGCAGATGCAGTTTTACCAACAGCTCCAGACGCAGTAGTAATTAATGATGGTGCAGAAATTCCTGTACCAGAAACTCCTGCGGCAGAAGCAACTGTTGATTATGTTGTTGATGGAGCTACTGTTGGAACTTGGACTTTTGGAGGATGGGTTGCTAATAGTGAAACCTATGAAGTAACTGGAACTTGGACATGGGCTGCTGCCGAAGTAGAGCCTGATCCAGAAGATCAGCCAGTTGATCCAGGCGAATAATAGGAGGTAATAGCTTATGATTACCACTCCTGAAGAATATCTAAAATATCTATGAGGGATTGAAACTCAGGAGCCTCTTTTAGATGACGAGGGTAATCAAGTTTTAGATGAAGAAGGTAACGTTATTATGGTGGATGTAAATCCTTATAATAACGTACCTATCTTATCTATTATTTTACCTTCTGATGAAAGAACTTTTGATGTAGATCTTAATACAAGAGAAATTTCAGTTCCTACATTCCTCAGCGTGGCAAAAGATCACCGCGCAGAAACTGTATATTTCCTTGTTGATAGATATTATGAATATAAAGATTTAGCTCAAACATCTTGCATGATTGAGTTTATAAATGCGGCCGGAGAAGGCGGATTTTATCCAGTGCCTTTCTATGATATTTCATCATATCCATACTATATTGATGATAATGACGTTGCGCATGAAGCCAAGATGTTAATACCTTGGCTTATTGAGGGTGATGTCACTAAAACCGCAGGTAATGTTCAATTTGTCTTAAGATTTTATGAATTAGATGATGCTAATGAAAAATTTATCTTTAATTTAAGAACTAAAATTGCTACTGGTGCTATATTAAATGGCATGGATGAAAGCGTTATTGATGCAAGCATTGATAATAATTTAATGTCAAACATTGCGCAACAAATTAACGCTAAGTTAGACCAAGCTGATAGCACAATTTATTGAACAGATTTACCAAATTATGGAATAGCATCCACGTCAAGAGTTTCTCCTATTACTGGTGAAACAATGGCATATCAAACGATGCTTGAAAATACAAAGAAAAAATAAAAATAATTAAGGAGTCTCCTTTAATGGAGGCTCCTATTTTTTTTGGCCAAATAATGGTAAAGATGTATAATATATTTTTAATTAAGTTAGGAGAAAATTGAATCTCGCAGAAGATTTTGATATAATAAAAGAGAAAGGAGCGTACATAATGGCTGATACATTAGTAAAGTTTAAAACTGGTTCATTAGATGATTTAATGACCAAAAAGACTGTTGATGGAACAGAATACCCAAATGTGCCATTAGATTCTGGCTCTGTATATTTTGCAGTTGATACGGATAATGATGATGGTAGAATTGTATATGATTACGCACTTGCGCGTACTGGTTTATCAGAATGAAATGCTAGTACCTCATATGCAAAAGATGCAGAAGTAGCCTATAATGGAAAATACTATAAATCTTTTGTAGCAAATAATGTTGGTCATGCTCCTTATGGAGAAGCCACTAGCTACAATTATTGGAGAGAAATTGCAACTAGAATTGTTATGGGTAGTAATATTGGTATTACAGTAGATGAAAGTGTTGAGACTTTATTCATTACTTCACCTATCACTAATGGAGATGGGGTGAGTTACTAATGCCTAATACTAATACAACAGTTTATACAAATAATAAACATTATCAAGATATTGCTGATGCAATTCGTGAAAAAAATGGAACAGAGAATACATATACACCAGCTGAAATGGCAGAAGCTATTTTAGCATTAAATGCTTCAGGACAAACCTATCAAGATGGAGATGCTCTTGGATATGGCTTAGCCAATTCGCCAATTGTAGATATTGGTAGAGTGGATTATATGAAATTAAAAAATTAAGGAGGTAATAAAATGACTTATACAAAAACAGTTTGAAATTCGGGAGATATAGTTACCTCCACGAAATTAAATAAAATTGAAAATCAGCTAGAAAGTTTAAGTAATAATGGTGCTTTTATTATTAACAGCGATACATCTGCAGGCGCTTATGGAAGATTAGATAAAACATTTGCAGAAATTAAAGCTGCGTTTGAATCGGGTCTAACTTGTCTTATCAAAGTAACTGTCTCTGATAGTCAATATGATGGAGAAGCTTTTTATTCAATATTAAATATGAGTAGAACAAGTTCTTCCACTGCAACTACTTATGCATTGCAGACTTTAAATGAAAGATGGTATACGGGTTCTCTTGATGGTTATCCAGAGCATCCAGCAAAATAAAGGGGTATTAATATATGGCTAAAGTTTTAGTAACAAAAGATAAATTAGACAATCTGGCCGAAGCCATTAGTGAAAAAAGCGCAGTAGCTACTCCTCTTACGATTGATCAAATGATTGCGGCGGTACAATCTATCGCTGTTGGAGATAATGAAATAAATAATCAAGAAAAAACAGTAATTTCAACGGCAGAAAAACAACATATAACCACAGATAACGGATATACAGGTTTAGAAACAGCTATTGCTAATGTGATACCAGCTGAATATATTACAACTGATGATACTAACGCTATCGCCGCAGATATTTTAGAAGATAAAACCGCTTATGTTAATGGTTCTAAAATTACTGGCGAATTAATAGTTAATAAGTATTATACTGGCACAACCGCCCCAGCTGCTTCATTGGGAAATAATGGCGATATTTATTTACAACAATAAAGGAGTAAATAAAATATGGCTAGACAATTAAATGTTAATGAAACAATAAGTAAAAATATTGCATTTTTTGATAATAATAATTCTTCATATGATAGTATTAATTCTTCTTATCCAATTACGAATGGTTTAGGCGGAGCTGATGATGAAGATTACGCATACTTCTATATTAACACTGGTTTTAGAGCTGAGACATGAATTTATTACGGTTTTGATTTTAGTGATATACCAGAAAATGCGATAATTACATCTGTTTCTTGTAGAGTAAAGGGGTATATTAATACCACCAATAGTAGTAGAATTACTACTCGTACAATAGCTGCTTATAATGGTACTACACAAAAAGGAAGCACTTCTACTATCTCTACTAACACGAATGCAATTACTCTTTCTGTTGGTTCTTGAACAAGAGCAGAATTACAAAATGCGAAAATTGGTATTCATGTAATTAGAGGTACTTCAAATATATCATCAAACTATCATGTGCGTTTTTATGGTGCCACTATGACAGTTGATTATTCTGTATCAGGTACCGCTTATACAATTACTACATCTAGTCCAGCTGCTTCAACAACAATAACACCTGGTACTAATAATATTGCAGCTGAAGATACAACTACGCAATTATATGTAAAAGAAAATAATGTATGACGTACATATTCAAAAGTTTATAAAAAGATAAATGGCTCCTGAGTGGAGCAATCAGATTTATCAAATGTATTTAGTACGACAGCTAATTACATTAAACAAAGTTAGAAAGGAGAAGAAAGATGGCTAAAATAAAAACCATTAATTTGAATGGAGTATCTTATGATATTGATGCGCATCAAGCTGATTCAGCTACGTCACTATCATTATCGCAGCTAATTGATGGCGTTATATTTGATGGAACATCAGGAGTTAAACATTATGTTGTTTCAACTGATGCTCGTCAAAATAAAGCACTTACAATAAATGGTTTTCAAGTAGTTGATGGAGCAAGACTAATTGTTCGTTTTGATATAAGCTCAGCTGGAGCAGATTCTCCTTATTCAACTTATACTTTAAATATTAATAATACTGGCGAAAAGCCAATTTCATATATAAATCTTAATGCTGACCAACAGCTAGCATTAAAAACAACTCTTAATGATGGCTCTGGTGCCAATATTATTGAGTTTGTTTATGATAGTAATTTACAGAGTTGAATTGTATTGAGTGCAGGTGAAGGTGCTCACTCATATGGATTAAGTGTTACTGGTCATACTGTTTCATTAGTTGAAAATGGTGGCTCTTTATCAGTAACTATTCCAGATGAGAATACTTGGCAATTAAACACTAGCGTGCAGGAAGGATATGTTGCTTCTGGCGCAGGTCAAGCAAACAAAGTTTGAAAAACTGATAATGAAGGCAATCCAGGCTGGCGTGAAGATGATAATACTATTTATTCAACTGCGACAACAGAAGTTGAAGGGCTAGTAAAGCTAGGTTCTGATACAAAACAGACCCAGGTCGCAAATTTAGTTTCATCAGAATCTGGAAAAACATATGCTGTTCAATTAAATAATGATAACCAAATGGTTGTTAATGTGCCTTGAGTTGATAATAATACTTGGCAAGCGGCCACAACTGCACAAGAAGGCTATATTCAACCACTATCAGGGGATGAATCACAATATTTAAACGGTAAAGGAAATTGGACTACTCCGCCAAATGATAATACCACATATGGGATTTCCATTTTAAATCACACAATTTCATTAATACCAGGTGGAACTAATATGGAGGTCACTGTTCCAGATGAAGACCACAATACTTGGCAAGTTAATACTAATGCGCAAGAAGGATATGTGTTATCGGGTGCAGGACAGGCTAATAAGGTTTGAAAAACTGATGCTGATGGCAATCCTGCTTGACGAGATGATACAGATACTACATATGATATAGCAGAAGCCGCAACTGCGGGATTAGTAAAACTTGGTTCTAATACTGTACAATTAATTGCGGCTGATACACCGACCGCAGTCGCTGGCCGCACTTATCCAATTCAATTAAATAGTGATGATCAAATGGTAGTTAATATACCTTGAGTAGATAACAATACTTGACAGGCAAATACAGCAAGCCAGGAAGGCTATGTTGCTAATCCAAATGGCATTAAAGACGCGATTTGAAAAACCAATTCTACAACTGGCGCGCCAGAATGAACTCCGCTAGGAGATGTACTAGCTGTTGCTGATGCAATGATATTTAAGGGTACTCTTGGTATTGATGGTACAGTAAGTGCCGTTCCAACAAGTGGTTACACAGTAGGTGACACATATCGTGTTATTTCCGCTGGTACTTATGCGGGACAGGCTTGTGAAGTTGGCGATTTATTAATTGCGGTTAATGATGGTCCAAGTAGTGGTTCATCGGTAATTAATGCTGATTGGACTGTTGCGCAAACAAACATAGATGGCGCTTTATATAAAAGTAACGTTTATGAAAACGGTCAAATGCTTTTAGCGCAAGGAACCGCTGGAGCGGTATCTACTGTTGCAGTTAATCCATATGTTCAATTTGGGATAGATGCGACAACAAGTTTACCAACAATTAGAACGTTTGTTGGTGGTATTAATGGCGATGCAATAGTTGGGCCGCAAGCTACAACAAGCAATTTTGGTTTTACAAAATTATCAGATGCTATAAATAGCCAGGATAGTACTGTTGCGGCAAGCAGCAAAGCAATATATCATGCAACAGCAAATATTAATAATGGAAGGCAGTCTAGCGATGTTAGTATTTTTGCGCCGATTACTTCGGGCGATGGCGGTACTAATAATAATGGTAATCTAATTCTAGCTTCTGCTGGAAATAATCTTGCCCCTGTTTGGAAAAAAATTCAAATTGAAAATCATACTTATATAAAACCAACAGGAGAACTTACTGGATCGTTTACTATTACTCCAACAACAGTAACAATTCCTGCTTGAACTTTTAATGTTATAGATGAGGTCTTAACGATTGGCAGTTCAGAAAATAATAGTACTCCGACTTCTACGAGTGTTGTAACTGGAATTAATTATACTAATACTCTTGGCGTAGCTACAACAACAGATACTTTAGAACACAATATTTCTGTTGTTTCACCTGTTTAATAGAAAGGAGAGTGTTTTATGGATTTTATTTCACAGATTAAACCAAATGGTAACTCTGGAATTGCTTATAATTTAAGAGCCACAGTAGAATATATAGATACCACTCTTTTGGCCACTAGCTGAACAGGAAGTTCTGCCCCATATGAATATGTATATGCAAATAATAAAATTACAGCTACTGGTGTTCAAGAATGGGTTGTACGACCAACTGGAGCACAGGCTGCGGCGCAGGTAGAGGCTTGAACGGCAGCGATTATTCAAGATGGAGGCCAAGCGTCTCATTCGGCCACTTTGAAGGCTTATGGAGATAAGCCTTCAATAGACATTCCTGTAAGAATTTATTTCTTGGGTCTTGGTTCTGATATAACAGAGTAAAAGGAGAAAAGTATGCTTAAAATTGGAATTTATGAAACTGAAAATTTTGGCCATTATTTAAGTCAAAATAATGCTTCAATTACTTTTTATGAATGAGATAAAAGTGTTGAAGATTTAATAGATATGTTTAAAAATAATAATTGTGTTTTTACAATAGATAATATAATGTATAAAGAATATGGTGAAATAATTTCTGCTTCTAAAAACATGTCTGATGGAAGTTATAGTATTTTATTAAATAATACTATGACAGATTCAGATGTTATAAATGATTTTTTCGGAGATAATTTGTCACGTTTAGAAATAAAAGAAAAAAAGAGCGAAATTGAAGAACTTTCAAAAACGTTTGATGATGAACAAGCATTAAACTTTTTATGAATGTTACCTAGTTATACTCCAGGTACTTTTTATCATATAAATGATAGAGTTAAAAATGATGGAAATCTATATAAGTGTATACAAGAACATATTGCTCCAGATACTCTTGTTGAAGAATATTGATGAAATGTTAATAAATTTTCAGAAGGAGAGTAATTATGCCTAATATAATTAGATCTGGAGGTTCTGGATTATCACCCAGTGTTTTAAATTCTTTAACAGCTAAACCTGAAAATGTTTTAACTGGAAAAGCTTTTATTGGAGAAGGAAGTAAATTAGTTCAAACTGGTACAATGCCCAACCAAGGAGCGATAAATGTAACTCTTGTTCCAGGTGAATCTATTTCTAGAACTAACGGATATTATTCAAGTATTTTGGTTCAAGCTCCTGCGGTAACCGAAGATAACTATGGAAACGCAGCACAAGGTGATGTTCTTGGTGGAAAAACTTTTACTTCTTCTGCGGGGGTGAAGCTTACTGGAACTATGAGCAATGTAGCTAATTCTGATTTAATTATGTCTTCAACAAGAACAACAAATTATTTTATTGGAAATGGTAGTTCTTCTACTAACATTAGAGCAGAAATTGTTACACCATATAATAAAAGTACTGGTGAATTATCCACAGTTACTTATTTAGCTCTTAATACTGGAGATGTAGGCAGATATTTTCCTCCAAACTCATATCTTGGTATGACTGTTAGCGCAGTAGGTAATGCGACAGCGGCGCAAGTTTTAGCAGATATGACTTTTACTTCTTCCGAGGGGGTAAAAGTTACTGGAACTATGGTTGATTGAACTGATTCACCAAATCAAGTTACTAATATTCGATGAAATAATAATAGAGTAGAAATTGCTGTAAAAAGAGGCTATCATCATTGTTTATGAACAGGTACAAACACAAGTTATGAATATTTTGCATCAAATGCTTTTGGAGATGCGGCAACTACAGACGTATTATCAGGAAAAGAATTTACCTCATCTAACGGATTAAAAATTACTGGCAGCATACCTACTATTACAGATAATACAACATATTTTTATTCAACAGACAATACGCAAAATCCTGTAATTATAAGCAATGGATGAAGTGATAATAAACCAAAAATTAGAAATATTTATAATTCAAGCGGAACTGCATCTGGTCAAAAATATTTAGAATTTTATTATACTGGTACGAAAGGCTATGTTGGAGAAAATTGTATTTTTGCGATACCTGCCATAGCGGCCTCTATTGGTAGTGTAACTGCAGGCCAAGTACTAAAAGATAAAACTTTTACTTCTACCGCAGGAGTATGTCTTACTGGAACTATGCCGAATAATGGTAAAGTTACTGAATCTATAAGCCCAGGTCAATCATATACTATTCCTGCTGGTTATCATAATGGATCAGGAACTGTTACTGCAACGACTCCAGATTTAACTTATACGCAATTAGCTAGACAAAATAAAACAAGTGTAACTTCATATACTTATACTTTTACAAAAGCTTATACAAAATGTGCGCTTGTTGTAACTGGTTTAATACAAGCTCTAGCCAATTTTTCAGTAACTATCTCTGGAACTGGTACACTTACGCAAAAAACAGTGTATCATTTTGAAAATGATGCTAGTGCTGCTTTTTCAAGTGCTATTTATATTGGAACTGGTTCAAATATTAAATCAGGAGATAAAATCACAATTAAGAGCGGAACTAATCATATTTGAGGTATTGGAATTTATATTTTATCTTATTAAAAATTTGCATTTTTAGAAATTTTTTGTTAAAATAATAATAGGATAAATAGATAAATTATTTATCTGAATAAAGAGTGGATTGAAATCAGAATAAAAAGTTTATATAAATGGATTGGAATATTAAGAGCTGGTAATCTCCACTCTTTTTATTTTTGGTCGAAAGCAGATAATTTTGTTATCGCATTTTTTATTTTTTATAGAGCTAGTAGATAGCTCTCCAATAGAAAAAGTTTACATAAAAATGGAAAGGAGAATAATATGTATAATCCGTATCAATATGCGGCCTATTCGCAACCAAATTATACTAATTACATGCCCCAACGCCAAGAGGTTATTCGTGTTAATGGACGAAACGGTGCAGAAGCATACCAAATGGCGCCTAATAGTAGTATACTACTTTTGGATGAAACTGCGCCTATTATTTGATTAAAAACAACTGATGGAGCTTCTTATCCAACAATAACTGGGTATCAAATAAGTCCGTTAGAGACTAAGACAGTTGCTTCTGAAACTGATATTTCATCTTTAGAAGCAAGAATTGCTAGATTGGAGGAATTGGTTAATGGAAAATCCGATGTTACAGATGTTAAACCAATCAAAACGATTAAACAATCAGCCTAATAATTTAATGACTTTATTAGAAAATTCTAACAATCCAGAAGCATTAATCAAAAATCTTATCTCACAAAATCCTCAAATTACTAATTTAATTAACCAATATGGCAATGGGGATCCAAAAACGGCTTTTTACGCGTATGCGCAAAAAACAGGAAAAGATCCTGAGCCAATCCTTAATATGCTAAAAAAATTCTCTAGATAAAGAGATTTTTTTATTATTGTAGACTTTCTACTATTGGCATAATAAAGGAGGACAGTTTAAATGGAAAATGGAAGTTTATCAGCTAGTGATGTTGCTTTATTAAATGACCGTGGTTATGGCTATGGCGATATGTGGGGCGGAAACTCTATGATGTGGATTTTTGCTCTTTTAATTCTTGCTGGTGGAGGCTTTAATGGTTTTGGAGGCGGTTATGGTTATCATCCTCAATATGCTACTCAAGATTTTGTTCAAAATGGTTTTAATTTTAATGACCTTCAGGATCAGAATAGAGATATTTTGAGTGCGATTACTAGTGGCACAGCTCAGTCTGTTGCAGCAACTAATCAAACATTCCATGATACGCTTAGTGCGCTCACTGACAAGTACTCTGAATTAGCCAGAGATATCGCTGGACTTGCTGTTGGACAAACTGGTTTAATGGCAAAAGAAAATGAATGTTGCTGCAATACATTAAGAGCTATTGATGGCGTTAATTATAATAATGCTATGAATACTGCGGCAATTAATGAAAACGTAACTGCGCAGACTCAGAAAATCCTTGATGCGATTGCTGGAAATCGTATGGCAGATATGCAGAATCAGATTAATCAATTACAGTTGCAACAGGCTGTTGCTGGTGTCGTAAGATATCCAAGTGCAACAACTTATACATCTGGAAATAATCCTTTCTGTGGATGCGGATGTGGAGCAACACTTTAATATATAATTATTAGGACTTCTATTTTATTAGAAGTCCTATTTTTTTATTTAAAAGAAAAAGTTTAGGAGGAAGGAAAATGATAGAGGTTTATTCTACAAATGTGACTGCGGCAGCGGGTGCGCCGATCGCGTTAAACAACGTTGCTTTATTAAAAGGCGCAAGCACACGATTACAGGGAGTTTCAACAATTCAAATTAATAAATGCGGTATTTATGAGGTAACTGTTTCTGCTACTGCGACAGCTAATTCAGCTGGTTTATTAAGTATCCAGTTGGAAAAAGATGGTGTGCTTCAATCGCAAGCTCTTGCCGCAACCACTGCAACAGATGTAGTTTCTGAACATTCTCTTGGATTTACAACATTAGTTCAAGTAACGCATGATAATTGTGGGAATTGCATTTGTTCAGCACCAACAAATATTGATTTTATAAATACTGGAATCGATGCAACGTATAATCATATTAACGTCACAGTGGTTCGTATTTAATATGACAGTAGATGAAATTTTTTCTGAACTTGCAGCGCATATGATAAAAGGAATTATGATACACGATCAAATGTCTAGTTATTATGACTTTTTAAGTTTATGCGGGTATCAAAAATGCCACGAATATCATTACTGGTGTGAGAATGCAAGCTATTTAAAATTAAAGCATCATTATTTTAAATATCATAATAAATTAATTAAAGAAAAAGAAATTGAAAATCCAAATCTTATTTTAAAATCTTGGTATAATTATACGCGAAGTGACGTAGATATATCAACTAAACGAAATGCGGTAAAATCTGGATTAGAGAAATGAATGGATTGAGAGAAAGAAACCAAATTATTATATGAAAAAATGTATAAAGAATTAATTAATCTTAATGAAATTAATGATGCAAAATTGCTCGAAGATTTAATTTGTGACGTTGCACATGAATTATCTCAAGCTGAGGCTGAATATTTTAATATAAAAGCATCTGATTTTGATATTGAATATATTCTAATGGAACAGTGCGAGAAAAAAGAAAAATTTAAAGCAAAGATGAAAGGCGACTGGAAATAGTCGCCTTTTTTTCTTATTTAAGGAGTTGGTGGACTATGAAAGTTAATTTATAAATTGTAAAAATTATATAAAGAGAAGGAAAAGAGAAAGGAGCGAAAAGAAAATGGCTTTAAAAGGAATTGATATTAGTAATTGACAAAGCAATATTAATTTATATAATATTGAAGCAGATTTTGTTATCGTCAAGGCATCCGAAGGTGTCGGGTGGACTGATCCAAGTTTTAAGAAACTTTATCTTGCGGCCAAGGGCGCAGGTAAAAAATTAGGAATATATCATTTTGCAAGACCAACTGGCAATAATACAGCTCAAAAAGAAGTTGATACTTTTTTAAATGCGGCTAAATCTGTTGGTGCTATTGGTGAAGCTATTTTGATATTAGATTGAGAAGCAGAAAATAAAACAAATGTTGCTTATGCAAAGGCATGATTAGATGCGGTCTATGCGGCAACAGGCGTAAAACCAATGATTTATATGAGTGAATCAGTTACAAAACAAGCTAATTGAAGTTCTGTCGTAGCTGGTGATTATGGATTATGGGTTGCTAAATATAGAGACAATAGCACTGATTATAATTATGATATGTCTAATGCTGGAACTAGGCCGAATGTTGCTTATTGATCTGGTTATGCAATGTGGCAATGGACCAGTAGTGGAAGATTAAATGGATATTCTGGAAACTTGGATTGTAATATCTTCTATGGTGATACTGCAACCTGAGACACTTATGCTGGTGCGGTCGGCGGTGAAGTGCAGCCTAGTGACCCGCTTGCACAATATACTGATGAGCAGCTTGCGAAAATGGTTATTGATGGTAAGTTTGGGGCTGGCGAAGAGCGGAAAAAGGCTCTGGGCGCAAGATATGAAGCAGTTCAAGCTATTGTTAATCAAATGTTAACAAATAAAGATTTAGTTTCCACAGATTTAGTTAAAAATTATACAATTCAATTCAATGGATATACTGTTTATGTAGGTAAGGTCTCAAAAGAAGCAGATATGCGTGCGTCTCTAATCGGTAATACACCAGGAACCACAGGAGATAAAACATCTTCTCAATATTTTTCTGATAAATTATTAATTAATAAAGGCTATAAAGAAGCCACAGCGCAAAATGCATCAACATTTTACTCTTGGAATGGCGCAACATATGCAGAAGGTCTTGAAATTGTTCAAGGCGTAAACCATCAGAACTTTGATATGACCGCAGTTTCTAAGTTTAATACCGCCATGGCTGTTGGATTCCCATATACTGGTGGAATGTGGTTTGGACCGCAATCTGAAATTATTGCAAATTATAAACAATTTTATGGCGCTGTAACTAGCGGCTTTGGAATTATTTATGGTGGTAAGAAAAACTTCATGGGTTCTTCGTTACCTCGTAATGGAATTTTTACTACTGTTAGTGGTCGATCTATTTTAGCAGAAGATGATTATAATTGGTATTCTATATGCGTATATGGAGTAACTGGTTCTTCTGGATTAACTGGAACGCAGTTATATGATTTATGTATTAAGATTTCTCCGAATATGACTAACGCAATGTGCTTTGATGGCGGTGGTAGTGTATTCCAGAGAGTTAATGGAAACTTTAATATTAATACAACTCGTTTAGTCAAAAATGCGGTTTTAATGTATGTTAAAGAACCAGTTAAGCCTGAACCAACGCCAGAGCCAGTTGTAAAAGTTCTTGAACCTGGTGCAAAAGTTAAGTTATTAAAAGGTGCTTGGAATTTGGATTCTGGTGAAGATTTTATTGAGCTGGGAGAAACTATTGTTAGCAATATAAAACACAGAAGAATTGAAACAGAAAAAGGTCCAGTGGCCGTAGAATTTATTGAACTAATTTAGGAGCAAGGGTATGACTAGTTTATTCGCTTTAATAGTAATCTCTATGTTTATTGAAGCGTTTATTTCTTATCTTCAAACTATTTTAGTAGAAGGTAGAATACAGTGACAGATTATAATTGCTTTCTTTTTAGCAATTGCAATTTGTTTTGATACTGGTATTAACTTTTTGGCTATTGTGGGATTGACAGAACAGTGGCCAATAGTAGGAATAATAGCTACAGCAGTTGTTGTATGTAGAGGTTCTAATTATTTATTTGAATTTTATAAAAATTTAGCGGGATGGCGTAAAAAAACACAGGAAGATGTTGCACTTGCCGCAAAAAAGAAGAAAGAAAAAGAAGAAGAAATTAAAAAGAGTATTAATTTCATAGATTAATACTCTTTTTTCTTGACTTTTTACAGAAAAATTTTGTATAATAAATGTGTAAGGAGGAAGGCGAATGGAACTTTATTTAGATAGTTATGAAGAACTAAAAAAGGTAGAGAATTTCTTGTTTAGATTTGTTTATCCAGAACCTTTTACCTTACAAATTATAGTTCGAGACCCACGCCAAGTAAATTTTTTACCAGACGGAAAACCTACTTGGATGATTACTGAGTATTTTAATTATAAAACAGTTTATAATGATTTGGCTCAGGGTCTTATTTTAGAAACTTTTTAGGAGGTATTTTTTATGTTATTTGATTATGATTCTTTTTTCAACTGGGATAGACCAGCTTATACTTTTAGTCGTTCTGTTCATGATATGTCACCTTATAAGATTAAAACTCTTGAAGATAGAGTTGTTCTTGTTCATAATATCGTTGGCGTTAAAGAAGATGATATTAAAGTTGATATTGTTAATGAAAATGGTAGAGATCGCCTTATTATCGAAGGCGTTACTCATAATGACCTTTTAAATTATGATTATAAAGTAAGTTCAAAATTTGACATTAAAGCCGATATGTTTAAAAATGTTACTTATGAAGTCCATGATGGACTACTTTATATCAATTTATTTAAAAAAGAACCAGAAGTAGCTAAACTAACTGTCACCAAAGCATAATTTTAGTAGAGAAATTCTCTACTATTTTATAGGGGTGTCGGTTAATTGGGAAGCCCGCGGTCTTCAACCGCGCATGCTGCGCTAATTGGTGCCTTAAAATGGGAACATTTTAAGTGGAGGCGATGATATCGGTAAATTCTAAACGAAAGCATGAGAATACCGAGGGAACGAAAGGCCCGTAGAGAGTAGATAATCGCCCGGACAGAACGCCCGAAGATGTATTCCAGACCACAAACAGAAATGGTAATGAAAATTATAGTGGTACGCAACACCGCCAATCTCCGTTC